CAAACAACAATATGTCAAGCGCCTATGACCTCACTCAGAATGAGGCGTGTGAACTGGTCAGGATCGCGCTGACAGATCATGCCGCCTATGTCTCAAGGATTGTCCGGCTTGCCGTGGTGTTCCTGAGGCAGCAAAGCCCCGGCCTCAAGCTGATTGTCAGCTATGCTGATCCTGAGCAGGATCATCACGGCGGCATCTACCAGGCCGGAAACTGGATTTATTCAGGGCCGTCTCAGGCTCAGCGGGAACTGCTGATTGATGGCAAATTCGTTCACAAGCGCAGCGCAACAGCGCGGTATGGAACGGCATCACCTGACAAGATAAAAGAACTGACCGGCAAGACAGATGTTGAATACGGCCCGGTCAGTTGGAAACACATCTACCTGATGCCGCTGACAGCGGAAATCAGAGAGAGGGTTGCAGGGCTGGCAAAGCCCTATCCTAAGCGTGACAAGCAAGCGATGGCCTGAAACCCTCAGGCACAGCGGCGGGGTAGCACCGACCGTCACGCTCCAAAATTCAAACCGAAAGAGAGGCTGTTGTGAGCATCCAAAACATTGTTGCGGGCGCGGCGCGCGGCGTTGACTGTGATCAGGACGCGGCGTGGGCCGTCGCCTATGTCGAGTCCTCTTTGGGCCGTCATCTGCGCCGCTTTGAACCGCACCTGTTCAGACGGGAAACCGGCGCGCGGGCTGGCTCTTATGCTGAGGCTGTCAAGATCAATGATGAGGCGGCAGCGCGCTGCTGCTCAATCGGCGTGTTTCAGGTGTTGGGCCGCTGGCATCAGCAGCTTGGTTATCCGACCGCTCAGGCAATGATGCGCGCTCTGATGAACCCTGAGAATGATGCCGCTCAGGCGGCCTCATTCGTTGGCTACTGCATGACGGTTGAGCCTCAGGCCGGTTCAGCGCTTCGTGCCGGTGATCTGAGCCGGTTCGCTATCCTTTACAACGGGCCGAAAGCGATTGAGCGCGGCTATGATGGCAAGCTGCGCGCTGCCGTTCGGAAGGCGGGCGGGGAAGTCACTGAGGTTATCCGGCTCGGATCAACCGGGGATGCTGTTGCCCGCCTGCAAATGCTGCTGCGGAATGAGCATGGTTTCGCTGATCTGAAAGTTGATAGCTGGTTCGGTGACAGCACTGAGCAGGCCGTGCGAGCGCTGCAAGGCCGTCTCGGCCTGACTGTTGACGGCATCGTCGGGCGCAAGACGTGGGAAGCCATGAAGGCGCGCGGCTCTGAGTTTGCCGTTCAGCCCAAGCGTTCCCTGATGGAAAAGGCTGAGGATTTTGTCAGGCAGCGTCCGGGGCGCAGCCTGACGATATTCACCACGGCCAGCACCATCGCCGGGAACATGGGCCTTTCAGGCGTTGCCCGGTTTTTCGATTCGCTGGCAATCGGTGATTGGGGCGCAGCGGGCAGCACCCTGCTTGAGTTTCTGCCCTGGCTGATCGCCGCTGCCGTTGCCGCTATCGGTCTTTGGATCATCTGGACGGCAGTTAAAATTTATCGTGATCAGCGGGCCGTTGCGGCATCGCTTCAACCTGAGAGGAACCCTGAAAATGGGAATCTATATCGAGCCGAACGCATCAAGCCTGATCATCACCGGGCAGAGCGGGGAACAGATCACAGTGAAGCCGAATGGCTCTGGCGGTCTGGCGGCGGAAGTGGTCACGCCGGGGATGCCGACCGCGACATCACAGGATGGGCAGGAAGTGATGCAGGCCGCATCCCTCACGCTGACGATCAGCAAGAAAGCCCCGGCGCGGGTGCAGCAGGAAGCCCCAGCGACGGCAGCGCAGCCCGCGCCCTCGCCCTCTTTGGGCGCGGCTGATGCACCTGAGCCTGCAAAGGCAGTGGCCGTGGCCGCTGATCCGGCATGATGCAGGCAGTCATCAGCGCGGCGCTGACAGTGGCGGGCCGCCTCAAGGGGTGGATGTTCGCCGCGCTGGGCCTCATCGGCCTTTTTTGGTTGACGAACCGTCAATCTGAAACCCGTGGCCGGGTGATCGCGGAAACTACTGCTGCAAAGCAGCAGGCTGATGACGTGATTGACCGGCTGCAAACCCGACAAGAGATTGACCGGCAATCTCGTGACGGCGGCTCACGCCAGCGCCTTCGCGACCGCTTTGCACGGCGTAAGCAATAGGGGAACATGATGACTGATCTTGATAAGGCTATGCGGCTGAAAGATTCAGTTGAGCAGGTGCTAAAAGCACCGGATACCCTCGCTGAAATCATGCGCGGTATGCACAGCAGCACTCTTGCTCTGAAAGCAGCAAAAGAAACGCTGAGCGGCCCTGATGGGCAGGTGTGCCCAGACAAGCAGCGTGAAGCGCTGTACGCGGTTGAGCGCGCTCTTGAGGGTGTCAGTGTTTTTGACAGCGCTCACGGCGGGGAAACCGGGCGCGTCTATGAACACGTTGAGGCGCTGCAATGAAGCGCCTCGGCCTTGCCGTGATCCTGTCACTGATGCTGAGCGGGTGTGCCTTCCTCATCGGGGAACAGGCACCTCAAACAGCCCCGGTTGACAAGTGCGCGGGGTGGACCTCAGCGGAATTCACTGCTGAGGACATCGAAGTCATTTCACAGGAGTTGTCTGATTGGCTTGATAGCCATGAAGCCAACGGGGAGAAAAACGGATGTTGGGAAAGCTGAAACCCTTTGCCCTTGGCCTTGTCGGCGCGGTGATGCTGACGGCCTCAGCCGGACTGATCACGGCGCAATTCACTGATGAGGCCGGGGCCGTTCAGGCACCTGTGATCCTCGCGGCAGCAGGTGAGGCTGATCTGTCAGCGCTGCGTGTTGTTGAAACCGGGCGCGTGAAACCTGACTATGCTGTCGGTTCTCAGGTGCCCGCAAGCCTCAGCCTGCGCCGGGGGCAGCCTGTCGCGGCAATCGTCGGGGGCCGTGAGGCAACCCTGCTTGATGTGCCGGGGGCTGTCCTGATTCAGATGGCCTTTGCTGACCGGGATGATCAGGGCCGTGTTGTTCAGCAAGGATTCGGGCAGTGTACCGGCGCAATCTATGCTGAACTCGGCCCGCGCTATGTCGTGACGGCGGCTCACTGTGTTCTTGAGCAGGAAGGGCAATACGACCGTTTTGATATTTGGTACGGTGCCGGTGACGGCACGGCCAGCCGTGAAACGATGAAGCGCTCATACGGTTTCCGCGCTCTTGTTTCCCCAGGCTATGACCCTGATGTCGGCGTCACCTATGGTGAGGATGTCGCGCTGATCGAGTTGGTTGAGCCGGTTGACCTTGCCCCGCATCAGATGGCGCGGCTTGCAACGCGGGCTGAGTATCAGGCAATCAAGTCTGACACTGACATCATCGTCGCGGGCTGGGGATCAACCAAGGGTGATCCGGTGTCCGGGCGCATGGCGTCACCTGTTCTCAAAATGGCGAACATGAACGCCACGCGGGCCGGGTTGATCAAGATCACGGTGCAGTCACCCACCGGGTTGGTTGAGGGTGCCTGTCAGGGTGACAGCGGCGGCTCTGCCCGCCTTGCCAGTGACCCGCGTGTCGCTATCTCAGTGCTGTCCTATGTCATTCGTGAGGGCGGGGGGGTCTGCCTCGCGCGTGGCTTTCAGCAGACGTTCACAGCCGCGCCTTTGATCCGGCTGGCTGTTGGGCTGAACTGATGACGGGGGCCGCCCCTGAGGGCGGCCCTGCCCTTCACTTGATTTGGGGGATTGTTAGATGAGAGATGAAAAAGTATGAGCCTTTCCCCTGAAACTGAAATTGAGTTGCTTAAATCAAGCAATAGTCAACTGATTGAGCGCCTTTCCCGTCTTGAGGAATTGACGGGTGAGCATGAACGCAAGATGAGCAACGCGGAAGCGTGGGGCCGTGGCGTGTTCTGGTCATCAGCAGCAGCAATGGCTATTGTCACTGATCTTGGGCGCATCAGAACGCTGATCAAAGGATTTCTTGGGCTATGAGAAAAACAAAAGCAGCAAGCTACACAGTTGACTTTATAGCCTTGGTTGTGATTGTTCTTTCTTTCATTGCCGCTGTTAAATTCACAAACCGTGAGGCAAATCATCCTGCAAATTGGATGATTGTTTCTGCTGTCAGCGTTCCTGATCACCGTATCGGTGACGACCCGATGATTGTTTATGATCGGACGGTATTTCAAGAATTCGACGCTCAATGGATTGCTGATGTCTATTCCGTTGAGGGTGAGGAAATTATTCTGTTATGTACTGGTGACGGTTTTTCTCACTATGACCCTGAGGAAAAACTAGGTCAGGTTCCTCTTTACGCTTGGTATCTTGAGCGTGAGTGCGGTTTGAATGTCGGTAACTATGTGATCAAGACAAGATGGATCACAACAGCCGGTGTCATCATCAGAAACACTTCTAATGTGTTCAAGGTCAGTGAATGGATACCTGATGAGTACATCGGAGACTGATGAACAGCGCGGCACCATTACAACGGATATGGCTGCCCGCCTGCTGATGGTAAGCAAGGCCCGAATCGGGCAGCTTGAGAAAATGGAATACTTTCAGAAAATAGCCAAGAACCGCTGGAACCTTGCAGCGGTTGTTCAGGGCTACATCAAATTTCTGAAAGATGAGGAAAGGCGCTCATCAAAGAGCGCCGGGGCATCCCGAATTCAAAGCATCCGGGGTGATCGGCTTGAAATGGAAATGGCCGAGAAACGCAGGCAGCTTGTTCCGGTTGAGGATGTCCGCGTTGTTCTTGACAGCGCAGCCGGTCTGATGCGCTCAGAAATGATGGCTGTTCCGGCGCGGTTCACCCGTGATGTTGCTGACCGCAAAAGGCTTGACGGTATCATCGCAACGGCGATGAACAAGGTCGCGGATGGAATGGATGAAAAGGCCGCCGCGATTCAGACAGGTGAGGATGTTGACTGATTCAGGGGGATAGAGGAAAGGCGAAAGGGTGACTATTAAATCTGACTTTTCGCAATCCGCGTCTCTGCATCGCAGGTTCTCTGATTTGCTGCGTGTTCCTGTTCAGTCACTTCCTGAGGATTGGGCTGCTAAAAACCGGGAATATCCGGCTGAGGCCGGTGTTCCTGGCCCGCGTAATCCGCACTTATCCCCATCTCTTGTGCCTTTCGGCAGGGCTGCGGTGTCCGGGCGGTATCAGCGCGTGGTGGCCGTCACAGCGGCTCAGATGGGCAAGACTGACACGCAGCTTGACATCATGGGGCAGCGCTTAGATGAGCGCCCTGCGCCTATCCTGTATGTCGGGCCGTCCGGTGACTTCAACCGGGATATTTTTGAACCGCGTTTCGTCGGGATGATCAACCAATGTGAATCCCTTACTGATAAGCTGATCCGGGGGCGGCGTGAGAAAAAAACCCTCAAATATGTTGCCGGGGTAAAGGTGCGGTTCGCATCTGCCGCGTCATCATCACAGCTTAAATCTGACCCGGCAGCGCTGGCTCTGGTGGATGAGTATGATGAAATGGTTGGCAACATTCGCGGTCAAGGTGATGCTCTGGGGCTGATTGAAGCGCGCGGGGAAACCTACGCGGATTTTGTCACCGTCATTGCCTCAACGCCCTCTCAGGGTGTTGTTGAAACCGTCGAGTGTGAAATCAACGGCCTTGAGTTTTGGGCCATCGGTGATGTTGAGGAAATTGCCAGCCCTATCTGGCGGCTCTTTCAGGAGGGCACCCGGCATCACTGGGCTTGGCACTGCCCTCACTGCAATGATCCTTTCATTCCGATGAGGAAGCACCTGAAATGGAAGACGGGGGCAACCCCGGCTGTTGCTCTGCGCTCAGCCTTCATTGAGTGCCCGTCATGCGGCTGTGAAATCACTGAGGGTGAGGACAGCGAAACCAAGGCGGCAATGAACGCGGGCGGCTTTATGATTGCACCTGGGCAATCCGTTGAGGATGCCAAGGCAGATCAGAACCCGCCTGACAACACGACCTATTCACAGTGGGCGTCCGGGCTGGCCTCACCCTTCGTGTCATGGGGGCGGCGCGCTGAGCGGCTTGTGAAAGCCGAAATGTCAGGTGAGGAGGACAAGAAACAGACTGCCGTGAACGCAAATTTCGGTGAGGTGTATGCGCCGGGTGTTTCCGGTGACATGCCAGATTGGAAAGCGCTGCTCAAGCACAAGACGCACTTTCCGCCAGGGGTGTTGAACCCCGGTGTGATCCGGCTTGTGATGGGCGTCGATGTTCAGAAAAGCGGCATCTACTATGTTGTTCGCGGATACGGCGCGCGGGGCCGCTCTTGGCTCATCCTCAACGGCTTCCTGATCGGGGATACTGAAAAGGATGATGTGTGGGATCAGCTTGCTGATGTCATGCAGGAACCCATCAGCGGGGTTTACATCGAGAAAGTCGGCATTGATTCCGGTTTTAGGCCGGACAAAAAAGATGCAGGCAGTATTCACCGCGTTTATGCGTTCTGTCGTCAGTATTCTCACATCTGCGTTCCTACAAAGGGGCGCAGCACAACAGGGGGCAAGCCTTATTCAATCAGTGAAATTGAAGTCAAGCCGGACGGAAAGCGCCGCGCTTACTCAGTGAAACTGGCTATGCTTTGCCCTGATTTCTTCAAAAGCCTTGTGCATAGCAGGATTAAAGCCCCGTCTGACGGGGCTGGATATTTCTATTTGCACAGTGAGGCAGATGAGGATTATGCGCGGCAGGTGCTTTCTGAGGTTCGCATCGTCGCGCCGGGTAAACCCAAGCCGGAATGGAAGCCCATCAGGAAAGACAACCACTTTCTTGATGCAGAGGCGATTGCCGCCGCGATGGGCTTTATTCTGAACGTGCAGACGATTCCTGAGGGCACATCCCGCTCATATGGTGATGACGTATCTGTCATCCCAGATGATGAGGCTGTGAATGATCCTGAGACTGATGACGCTGATGATGAACCCCCGGCACCGGCGGTTGATGCCGTTGCTGATCTGAGAAAAAGGTTCGGGCGCTTAGGGCACCGTGGCCGTGCGAGGTAGTGAAAATGGCAGGATTGATCAGCAGGGTGAAAGGGTTGATCAGCCCTGAAAAATCTGCCCCGCTTTCCCCGCATGATGCGGGCGGCAGCAACTTGCGTGGCCGCTCTGAATTCATGCGGGGTGCTGGTAATGCAGCGGGCGGCATGTGGCGGCCAGCGCTTCGGGAAGTCTCTGACGACATCGGGGCATCATGGGAGGCGGCGACGGCGCGGGCAACTGACCTTGTGCAGAATTCCGGCTGGATTAGCGGCATGTTTGATCAGGCCGTAGCAAACACGGTAGGCAGCGGCCTGCGCCTGAGGGCATCGCCTGAGAATGATCTTTTCGGGATGTCTGAAAAGGATGCTCAGGCGTGGCGCAACGATGTTGAGCGGCGCTGGGAACTCTATTCACGCAACCCGCTGGAATGTGATCTTGAGGGGCGGCGCACCGTTGCAGAAATGCAGAGCGCGGCGTTTCGGTCATGGCTTGTCACCGGGGAAATCCTCGGTGAAATCGGGTATCGTCGCCGGTACGGCAGCCGGATCGGCACCAAGGTTCGGCTGATGTCATCAAGTCGCCTGTCTCGGCGCACTGACCCGTTGCAGCGCATCACAAACGGTGTCCGGCTTGACCGTGACGGGATGCCTACGGGCTACCTTGCAACGCGGCGTGACCCGCTCATCGGTGACTATGACGTGATGGTGCGGGCACGGGACGCCTACGGGCGGCCCCGTGTCATATTCATCTTTCAGGGGCTTCCTGGGCAGGTGCGAGGGATCACGCCTCTTGTGCCGGTGATGAAAGTCGCCAAGCAGTTTGATCAGCTTGCAGATAGCACTTTGGTTGCGGCGCTCATTCAGACGGTGTTCGCGGCGAACATTCAATCTGATGCGCCGACTGAGGATGCTATTCAAGGGCTGCTCACGCCTCAGGAATATCAGAAATTGGTTGCTGAGGGCGTTTCACCCATTGAGGTATGGGCTGAACTGCAACAGGGCTGGTATGACGGCAACGTGATTGATGTCGGCATGAATGGCCGGGTTGTCAGCACGTTCCCCGGCCAGAAACTTGAGTTTCTGTCACCGGAACATCCGAACACGTCATACAAGGAATTCGCAACGCACCTGCTGCGTGAAATCGCGCGATGCCTCGGCATGACTTATGAGAGCGCTACCGGGGATTATACCGGGGCAACCTACTCATCTGTTCGCATGGCGGTTGAGGAAATCTTTCCCATCACGAAAGGGCGGCGTGACTTCATTGTCGCGCCATTCTGTCAGGCCATCTATGAGGCTTGGCTTGAGGAACAGATTGAACTTGGCCTGATCAGCTTTCCGGGCGGTATCAGCGGATTTCTGAACAATCGCACGGCGGCCTGCCGTGCGCTGTGGCTCGGCGCTCCTAAGGCACAGGCTGACAACCTCAAGACGGCAAAGGCTCATCAGACTTATCGTGACATGGGCGTCATCACTGATGCTCAGATTGCGAATGATCTGGGCACCGATATTGAGGATGTCTACGCGGAACGAGCGCGTGAGAAAAAGCTGCGTGAGCAATACGGACTGCCTGAGCCTGTCAGCAATATAGGCCATAACGGCGGCCCTGATGATGAGAAAGGCGAGGACAAGGATGACGGAAAGCGTAGTTGACCCGCCTGATGAGGAAAACCCATGCCTCAGGGCGGCCCGCCTGAGGCTGAAACGTGACAAGCTGATAACGGGTGAGGCCGTCGCTGAATATGACTTTGAAAGCGGCAACGGGGTGAGGCGGCGCGTGAAATACACAACGGCCAGCCTGCCCCGCCTTGATGCCGCAATCACTGAGGCAGAAAACGCCTGCCTCATTTCAAAGGGTAAACGTGCCCGGAAATTTGCTGTTGGCCCGCTGCGTGGCCGGAGAGGGTGTTAAAATGGCAAACTATCTGCCCCTGATTGCTGATAGGATGATCGGCACCCCGCTCCTGTTGGAACCGGGAAAGGCTCAGACGCTCTTTCAGGTATTGCAGGCCCGCATCACGCGGGGCGGCTCTGATGACATCGGGGATCAGCCCCAAGATGATCCTGAGACTGAGGCCAGCGCCTTCACAGGGCGCAGGCGGCGCTCAGACGGCAGCTATAGCCTTGCTCGGCGGGCCGGGACTGTCGCGATTGTTGAGATTCATGGATCATTGGTCAACCGTGGCGCATGGATCGGTGCTGACAGCGGCCTGACATCCTATGAGGGGATCGGCGCTCAGATTGCTGCTGCTATGCAGGATGATGAGGTGACGGCAATCATCCTTGATATTGACAGCCCTGGGGGTGAGGCAACCGGGATGTTTGGCCTTGCTGAAAAGGTCAGGGCTGCAAACGCGGTCAAGCCGGTCATCGCTGTTGTCGATGATCTGGCCGCATCTGCCGCCTACGGCATCGCATCCGGGGCGCATGAAATCGTCTGCTCACCAACTAGCATGATTGGTAGCATCGGCGTTGTTTTGGTTCACATGGATCACAGCGGCGAACTTGAGAAAAAAGGCGTGAAAGCGACGATCATTCACGCCGGGGCGAACAAGGTTGACGGGCACCCGTTCGGCCCGCTGTCAGCGGGCGTGAAAGACAACCTGCAATCTCGCGTCAACACTCTCTATGACCGTTTCCTTGAGACGGTTGAGAACGGCAGGGGCGCGCGTATGAACGCAAGCGCGGCCCGTCAAACTGAGGCAAACGTCTTTATCGGGCAGCAGGCGATTGACCGCAATCTAGCGGATCGAATCGGCACGTTCGAGACGGTGCTTGCCGAATTGCAGCAAGGGGCCGTTTCCGGCTTCAAAACACAGGACACAATCACGATGGCAACTGACAAAGCACAGCCTACGGCTGAGGTGAACGCAGTGACGCAGGCGGCACATGATGCCGCCGTCACGCAGGCGAAAGCTGATGGCGTGAAAGAGGGCGCAACTCAGGAACGTGCCCGCATCAGCAGCATTATGAGCAGTGACGCGGCCAAGGGTCGCCCGAAAGCTGCAATGGCAATGGCGCTGAACAGCGACATGAGCGCGGAATCGGCTGCTGCCGTCCTCGCTGAAACCGCTCTTGAGGGCGGCACTGAAAAGGCCGCCCCGCTGACCGTTGAGGAACGGGCCAAGGGTGAAGCTGAAATGGGCGGCGGTGATACCGCAACGCCCCCTGCCGAGGCCAAGGCCGGTTGGGGTGCCGCCATCGCAGAGGCAAATCAGCGCGTTTAACCGCGCCTGATCACGTCAACCTAAAACAAAACCACGATTTCAAAGGAGAGTCCCGATGGGGCAGGAATTTTCAGAGGGCCGTCATCCGGGCGAGGCCATTCTTTCTGAGGCAAACAAGAGCCGGTCGCGTGACAATACGGTGATCGAATCGGGCAGCGGTGTTGTTGAGGCGGGCACCGTCCTTGCAGCCGGGGCTGCTGCCGGTGAAATGAAACCGGCAGGTGCCGCTGATACCGGCATCGCTGTCATCATTGCCGGTGTCGATGCCAGCACGGTAGCGGTGCCCGCTGCTGTGATCGCGCGGGATGCTGAAATGAACGGTGCCTGCCTCGTCTTTGAGGCGTCCGTTGATACGGATGCAGAGAAAGCAGCCAAGGTTGCTGACCTCGCCGCAAAAGGTGTGATCGTCCGCTAATCGCGGGGCAAGATCGCGATTTCAACGATGCACCCGCCTTGAGCGGGAATACAGGAGAACGCAAGATGCTGGACATCTTCAACAATGACGCCTTTGGTGTCATCCCGCTCACGGATGCGGTGAATGATCTGCAATACCGTCCGAATCGTATTCAGGGGCTTGGCCTGTTCACGACTTCGGGCGTGACTACAACGGCTGTCGGGATTGAGCGGGTTGGTGACATCCTGCAACTGGTCAAGCCTACCCCGCGCGGCGGGCCGGGTGAAACCCGTGACATGCCGAAACGGACTCTTCGCAGCTTCCAGGTGCCGCACTTTCAGCGTGATTGGGCGGTTCTGGCTGATGAGGTGCAGGGCGTCCGCGCCTTCGGCTCTGAAACGGCGCTGCGTACCGTTCAAGGCGTCGTGGCTGACAAGCTGGCCGCGAATGTTGCTGACCTCGCCATCACTGAGGAAGCTGCCCGCCTTGGTGCTGTGACCGGCATCATCACCTATGCTGACGGCACCACGATGAACCTGTTCACTGAGTTTGGTGTTGCTCAGGCAGCCACGGTCAGTTTCAACTTTGGCACGTTGATTGACGGGAAGTTGCGGGAAGCCTGCACCGGCATTATCCGCGCTCAGAAAAAGGCGCTGGGCGGCATCAGCTTCGGTTCTGTTCACGCATTTGTCGGAGACAATTTCTTTGACGCGCTTCTGAAAAGCGCCGAGGTGCGGGAAACGTACAAGGGCTGGAATGAGGCGCAGATTTTGCGTGAAAGCTACATCGGCAAGAATCGCAGTGACAACCCGATGTTTGAATTCGGTGGCATCGTGTTTGAAAACTACGGTGAGATTGACGGTGAAGGCATCGGCGTTGCAACTGACGGCGCTCATTTCTTCCCGCTCGGTGTCCCGAACCTTTTCCGCACATACTATGCGCCGGGTGACTACATCGAGACGGTGAACACCCGTGGCCGCCGCCTGTACTCGAAACAGTGGAGCCGTGACAACGGCAAGGCGATTGACGGGGAAACTCAAATGAACGCCTTGCAGCTTTGCCTGCGACCCAAGACGCTGATGAAAGGCGCTCTTGTCACCAGTTAATCAGCGGCCTGATCTGCTGAACTGAAAGAGAGAAATCATGGCCTCTATCTTTGATGAAATTGATGCTGCCGGACAGGCGGCAATAAATGATCATCTTGGTGAGGCCGTGATTTTTTACGGCATGAAATCCTCTGACTATGCTGAGGCGGCTGACCCTGACCGGGAACCGCAAGAGGTGAAAGCAATCTATTCTGCCTCACCCGGCGCAGGCCGCGTGAGTGAGGGCGTGAAAGGCAAAAGCCAGTCAGCCGCTACGCGCTCACACAGCAATGATGAACTCTGGATCAGCGCGGCAACCGCTGCCGCAATGGCATGGATACCTCAGCGGAATGATGAGGTTGTCATCAACCCTGAAACTGAGGCTAAGCGGCTGGTAATTTCGGCAGTCAATCCGATTGATAACGGTGATTATCAGGTGTTGGCGAGTCGCAGAGGGTGAACCTAGATGAGCAGTATTGCATCAATGGCGCTGCGGATGGCCGCGCGCCGGTTGCTCGACAACACGACGCTTGCCGGGACGGCAATATATGACAGCGCAATCGCCCCGATTGACAACATGGTCGGGGAAGGTGAAACGGCCCCGTTCATCGTGATTTCAAGTGAGGATGAGGTTGCTGATACCACTGGCCGTGATGTCCTATCCGGCACCCGGCAGATTGATCTTGTCTTTGAAATCGCGATTGCTGCCCGCCTTGAGGGAACTGGAAAGCCGGGTGAGGAAGGGGCAGCCGCTCCTGAAATTGTCATTCCGGCAACTGATGCAGGGCTTGAGATTTCAATCGCGCTGATAGCGCGGCAGATGATGCACAGCCTGTTTGAAACGCGCGGGGGATGGGGTGAGTTTTTCAAGGTGATGATTCCGAACGTCAAGCAGGTGACAAGCCGTCGCGGTGTCGGCAACAAAGAGGGTGCCCGGTTCGCTGCCCGTCAGATCATCCTGACCTGTGACACGCTGGATGATCCGCCTTTCGGGGTTGATCAGAAAGGGCGGCCTGATGCGTGGGGAAATTTCATCACGCTGATTGAAGCTGATTCAGAATTCTCTGCTCTTGCCCCGCTGATCCGCGCGACGATTGAAGGAACGCCCATCGCTGAATGGGACCGTGAGCGCAGTGCAACCGGCCTCTCTGATGCCGCTGCCGGGCACATGGGCTTTGCGGCTGTGCAGGGTGCCTCAGAGGCACCTGCTGCGCCTCTTGATGAGGCAACCCCGGTGCTTGATGTGGTTACGTTTGAGGAACCGGCAGAGGCAACGTCAGATGAGTGAATTTGAGCAGCTTGCTGCAAGGGTAGCGGCCCTTGAGCATCGCGTGGCCGGAATAATCCGCTATGGCACCGTTGACAGCGTTCAGCCTGATGCCGGAACGGTTCGCCTGAACCTGGGCAGCGGTGTTGCAGGCCCGGTGTTCAGCAAGCGTGTTCCCTACGCTCAGACGGCAGGCGCAATGAAGTATCACAACCCGCCTAGTGTGGGGCAGCAGATGATGCTTGTTTCACCGGGCGGGGATATGCGGCAAGGCGTTGCTCTGCCCTATACGTGGTCAGATCAGAACACATCACCGGGCGCTGAGCCTGATGACCACGTTCTAACTTTCGGCCCTCTGCGTGTCAGCAACACAGGTGATGTTGTTCACCTGACCCTTGGGGGAACAAGCATCAGGCTTGATACTTCAAACATCAAGATGGACAGCGGGCGGATTGATCTGAACAAGGGATAGGCACTGTGATCACATGGACCCCGGCTGATGCTCTGCTTGCCAGCGTTTCTGAGATTGATACTGACCTATCATTTCCAATAGGCGGCATCGTAACGGATGATCAGAACGGCCTGCTGACTGTCACATCTGCTGCTGTATCAATAGCCCCGGTGCCGGTCAGTGGCACCCTGAGCGCGTCCCTTGCCGTTTCTGGGCCTGATACCGTGGCCGGTTCTGTTGTTGCCCCTCATCTAGTCGGGGTTTTCAGCCCTCAAGGGCTGAAATACCGTGATCAGAACTATGTCATTCAGGACATTGCGGATTGGCCGCAACTGCCTGCCCCGGCGCTGTCACCTGACATATTTGCTTTCTATGCAAACACGCTTGTTCTGATTGACTACGTGGTCACGGCAACAGTGCAGCTATCCGATTCATCAAGTCACAGCAAAGCGTGGACATTCCGCGTTAATGCAGATTGGACAGCAGGTGAGCAACTGCTGAGAGAGGCCATCAATGCCCGCCGTAGCGCGTAAAGGTGACATCTGCACAGGGCACGGCTGCTTTCCGCCACGTCCGAACACACAGGGCAGCCCTGATGTGTTCATCAACGGGATTGCGGCTCATCGTGTCTCTGATGCCTGGGCCGCTCACGGGTGCGGGGATTGCACCCCTCACGGCGGATCACTGGCGGCAGGTAGTGCAACGGTGTTCGTCAACGGCCTGCCGCTGGGCAGGATCGGTGATCCGGTTTCATGCGGATCATCTGTCGCACAAGGATCGCCTGACGTTTACGCGGGCGGATGATTTTTCAAAAAAGGAACGGAATGATGAGCAAGAACACGCTTGAGCAAGCGCTGATGGCGCGAACGGCTGACCCCCGCGCGATGCGGGGAACCATCACGCTCAACGGCGGGAAACTGATGCTGACGTTCGGCGCTGTCGGTCAGAACCGCCGCCTTTCCATCGCGGTTGACGGTGATGACCTCAGCATCGCTGATGATCCTCGCGTTGAGGCAGATGAGGCTGAGCCGGATACTGCTGATGCAGCCCCGGCTGAAAAGGCCGTGCCTGACCCCAAGGATCAGCCGGGAAACACCCGCATTTCTGGTGGGACTGAACCCAAAACGGCTGAGGACGCTGATGAGGTGACGGCTGAGGATGCGCCGGACGGCGCTGAAAAGCCCGCTGAGGGCAGCAAGCCAGAAAAGGGCACTGACCCTGCTGAAAAGGCTGAAAAGCCCTCAGTGAAGGCTGGGGCCGCCCCTGCGGATGACAAGAAAGATGCAGTGAAGGCGTAAGCCAGCATCAACCTGAACGGAAAGGCTGAGGAATGTCAGAGGCCGTCAACACAGATATTGACCGGCTGACCGGCCTCAGCCTGACCGGCTGGCCCGCTGTTCAGCAAAGCCTGCGTGAAATCTTCGTGACTGATTATGGGTTGCGGATCATGCGGGAATGGTTCGGCTCATTCGTGCCCCGCGCGCTGGGCCGCAACATCACGCCTGAACTGCTGCTTGCTCTGACATCGAGCATTGCAACCTCTATCGACCGTTTTGAGCCACGGTTTTACATCACAAGCATCATCCCCGCTGATGTGACGCGAAACGGATACCTTGCCTTGCAGATTGAGGGGGAATACCGCCCCCGCGCGCTGCTTGGTGACACATCAAGCGCAGGGCTGAAAAAGGTGACAATTACCGTTGCCACCCAAAGCGGGCAACTCACTGAGGTAATCGGATGACGCAGATTGATCTTTCACAGTATCCGTCACCGGCAGTGCTTGAGGACATCAGCTATGAGGAAATTCTTGCTGAGGTAAAAGCTGAATTCATTGCCCGGTTCCCGACTGATGCCGTTATTGCGGCAAGCCGTGGCGTTCCTACGCAGACTGAAATCACGCTCACCCTCACGCTTGAGGGCAACCTGATCCTGAAAGCCCTTGAGGCTTATGCCTATCACGCCTTGCAGCTTCGTCAGCGCGTCAATGATGCCGCGAAGGCAACGATGCTGACTGAGGCAACCGGCACTGATCTTGACAACCTCGCGGCGTTCTATGGCGTTCAGCGGAACATCACTGTTCCTGCTGATCTTACAGCGGTGCCGCCTGTTGAGGCCGCCTATGAGGATGATGAGGATTTCCGCATCAGAATCATCCCGGCAGTTGACGGGTTTTCAACGGCGGGGCCGGTTGGTGCCTACAAGTATTGGGCAACTACGGTTCAGGGTGTCAAAGATGTCTCAGTTGACAGCCCTAATCCGGGTGAAGTGCTTGTCACCGTCTTGGGCTACGCCTCTGACGGGGTGCCCTCAGCAGAGGTGCTGACCGCTGTTGCAGCGGTTCTGAATGATGAGGACATCCGGCCTCTGACAGATCAGGTGACGGTGCAGGCTGGCACCGTCACTGACTACACCGTCACTGCTGTTCTTTACCTGTACGGTGGGAATGATGATGGCGTTGTCACAGCAGCGGCTCAGGCCGCTGTTGAAACCTATGTTGATGCGGTCAAGCGCCTCGGCTTTGACGTGACCCGCTCAGGGTTGTTCCGGGCGTTGCATCAGCCGGGTGTTCAGAACGTGGTTCTGACTTCCCCGGCTGCTGATATTGTCATGGGAGACACGCAGGCCGGAAACTGCTCTGCAATCAACATCAGCTTTGGGGGTATTGATGTTTGATGACGTTGCAACGGTGTTGCCCCCTCACTCTACTGATCTTGAGCGGGCGCTTGAGCAGGCGTCACTTTGGGTGATTCGCAACAGTGAGGTTGTGGACATCTGGAACGCTGAGACGGCCCCTGAGCGGTTCCTGCCGTGGCTGGCGTGGTCGGTATCCGTTGATTATTGGGATTCAAACTGGCCTGTTGAAATCAAGCGTAAGGTCATTCTTGAAAGTCACGTCATTCACCGGCTCAAGGGAACGCGGGGGGCGGTTCGCCGCGCCCTCGGCGCTATGGGGTTTGATACGGACATCGTTGAATGGTTTGAGGCAGGCGGAACCGGGCAGCCCTACACCTTTCGCATTGACGCCTATGCTGATGATGTCTTTTCAGCGGGCTACAACATTGATGCTGCCCTGCTTGCCCGCCTCACCCGGATCATCGGGCACGTCAAGCCGGTTCGCGCTCACTTTCACCTCAGAATTGGTGAGACGTTCACGCAAGACATGCACGGGCGCAGCGGCGTTGCAGATCGGCTGATTGACAGGCGCGAGGCCGAACCGGAAGGGCGGCCTGCTGAGGCTGAGGCGAGCCACTACGGGCGCTCAGGCATCGAGCAAGCCCGGACATCGCGCCAAGAGCATGACCCGGACGGGCGGCCCATAGAGGCCGCCGCCGCTGGCTACACCCGGACGCTGGCCGGATCGCGGATCGTGAGCAAACAGACACACGTTTTTGAAGGAAGGCCGGAAGCATGACGGACATCATCACCGATGTTGGTGAACAGAAACTTGCTGTCGCCGCTGGTAGCGGCACTCAGGTTTCGATCTCGCATATCGCCCTTGGCGATGCGAATAACGCGAACTATGAGCCAGGGTTTGCACAGACGGCGCTGAAAAATGAGCGTGTCAGGCAGGCGATTGAAAGCCGGATTTTTACGGGCGGGCAGACTTGGATCGTCAAGACGGCTTTCGATACTGACACCGTTTCTTTCGGCGTTCGTGAAATGGGTTTTTTTGACAGCGAAGGCGACCTAATCGCGATCTGGGCCGGAGCCGATGTTGTCCCCCGTCAGACTGGCGTGATCGAATACCTCGTGCGCCACGTCTTGAACTTTAGCCGGGTGAAAGACGGCTTGGTGACGGTATCGGCCCCCGATGATTATCTTGTCGAGTTTCAGGCCGGTGTTCTGGCATCCCTCGCGAATATCCGGCTTGAGCAATTCCGGCAAAGTGAGGCGATTATTCGTCATCACGGCTCAATCTAGCCTGAGGCTGCACCTCTAAAATCTTGTGATCGGAGAAACGAAAAATGACTACTGATATTGAAACCCGGCTTACTAGCGCGGCAGATAGCCTTGACGCGGCGGCTGCCGCCTATCACAGTCAAATTGCGGGGATCAACGCAACTGTTGCGGGGTCTCAGGCGGCCTATGATGCGCTTGGCGCGAACCTGAAAGGAGTTGTATCTGATGTTATGTATCAGTCGATTTTTTTCAAGCCTGATGAAGCGGCGGCAAATCTGGTAGATGGTGGGCATTTCAGAGATTATGCAGAGCTTGTTTCATTTATTTCATCAACGCCCAATTTCTGTAATATCATTGTTGGCTTGGAAAGCCGCACTCTTGAAATAAACTCTAACAACTCTTTTGGATTGGGAGGCAGAAACATTCGCTTTAGCGAATCTGGATCAGGCACAGAAAAAGGCAAAATCCTGCTTAAAACTTATGAGATTTCCGCATCTGGTTTCAACCGATGCTATCCTCTGCCTTTCGGCGTCAATTCATTGACCTCTATATTTGGTGTTGATTTAGAGATTGACACTCCTGATGATCCTTCTTTGGGCACAGTTATAGGAGGAAACGCAGCAATAAGCACTTCTGCTTTTGCAAGTCTGCAAATCCAAAGCTGCAACGTAACAGCGCCTTCAGGCTTTTCCTTGATGATGCCTATTAATGGAGGATCAGTGAGGTTTTCCGGTTATGTCTGCGCGTTTGACGGTCCGTTTGACGTTATCGGCAAACACTCTGCAAACCTTGGATCAGCGATAGTTGGTGTATCCTCTGCTACGCTCTTGAACGGGGCTTCACTTTATTCCTCACTCTATACCGTTGGAACAAACCTGCTCACCACGTAAAAGGCGAAAAAATGCAATTCAACATTGAATATGACGGCAGAAAAACTCTGTCGGTTGATGTGGATCAAGCCCGTGAACTTGGCTATCCTGATGCTGCAATCAGTGATGCGATGCGGGCTGCTACATCAGCCATGATGCTTTCTGCAATCGAAGTATACCGCCAGCGCCTTTCCGGGGTTGAGGCCGGTGTTTCAGCCCCCAGCCCTGAGCGTATCGGTATCTGGGCTGCGAAAGCGCGGATCGCTCGTGAAAACGTTGACGATCCTGACGCTACCCCGGCAGCGTTTAAGGTGCATTTCGAGCGCGAGGCAACGGCCCGTGGCCGCTCGTTGCTTGGGCAGATGCAGCGCGTTATCGCAAAAGCCGACATCTTCGAGGGGCTGGGCCTCTTGATCGAGGCGATGGAGGCTGAGGCTGAGGCCGGGTTGTCCGCTGTGACCGATGAACAGATGTTGGCCGGTGGCGGTGATGAATACCTTGCCGTTGCAAAGGTTCAGGCTGATGCTGCCTTTGCAGAGGCCGAGGCTACTGTCTCAGCGGGGTAGCATCAATCATGCCTTACCTCGCCTTTTACAGAGGCGGGCGAACGGTGGCTGACCGGATCATTCAGACGGTGACGCGCTCTGAAATCAGTCATGTTGAATTCCTGCCTGAGTGGCCCGTTTGCGCGCGGGTTGCTCAGGCGGTATCCGCCTCAAGCCGTGATGGCGGCGTCAGGTGGAAACAGATTGATTTTCGCCCTGAGCGCTGGCTGATCCTCAGCGTTCCTTGGGCACCTGAGACGGTGCCTGAATTCTTCGCTCAGCATGTCGGGAAGCCTTATGACTTCGCGGGGCTGATCGGTTCTCAAATCTTCAACCTCAGGCGGCAGTCACCGGAACGGTGGTTCTGCTCTGAAATCTGTGCTGCTGCGCTCGGCATGGGCGCACCTCACACGTATTCGCCGGGTGATCTGCACCGTCAGATTGTTGAGCGAAGCAAGATTTTCGAGAAAGGACGGGCCGCCGCATAGCGGCCCGCCTCATCACTGCAACGGCCCTCAAAAGGGCATCAAATGAAATCGGAGATACTGCAATGGCAGACCCTACTTTCGGCCTCACTATTCAGGAACAGAACAACGAACCCCGCCCCGCAATCACGTCTGATCTGTCCGTTGCTGGTTTCGTTGTTACGGCCCCCGGCGCTGATGCTACGGCCTTTCCTCTGAACACCCCTGTTCTGATGAACTCGGCTGATGATGATACCGCCGCCCTGCTCGGTACAACCGGCTCTATCGTCGGGCAGCTTGATCTGCTCAACGCTCAGCTTTCCGGTTTCTCGGCATCAGCAAGCGTTGTCATCGTCCGTGTCGATGAGGGCGCTGATGATGCGGCAACGATGGTGAACCTGATTGACGGGCTTGGGCACCTTGAGGAATCCGGCGCGATCCTCGGCGTTGCCCCGCGCCTCGTCGCGGTTCCCGGCTACACGCATCAGCAGGAAACCTCTGCAACGGCGAACCCGGTTGTTGCAGCCCTCAGCGTCACCCTTGAGCGGTTGACCGCTCACGCGGTTGTTAGCGGCCCTCACAACACCTTGCAGGGCTACACTGATTGGCGTGAGACGATTTCCGGCAAGCGCCTCATCCCTCAGGAAACCTGGGTGAAAGTCGGTTTCCCGGCTGTTGAAATGGACAGCGTTGCCGGTGTCATCGGCATGATTATTGCCCGTGACAATGACAACGGCGGTGTGCCCAGCAAGAGCGCGGCGAACCGGGCAATGCAGGGCATCGTGGGGCCGAATCGGTCCATTCCTTTCAGCCTCACTGACGGCAACACTGAGGGGCAGCAGATTCTTGCTCTGAACGGCGGCATCATTGTCGGCGGGCAGGCCGGTTCTGAAACGGCCCTTGGTGATGGCGGTTTTGTCTATGTCGGTACGGATACGGCGTCTGAGGATTCGCTGTGGATGTTCTACAACAAAACCCGGATGCGTGATTACATCCACCTGATGTTCCTTCGCACCTTGCGGTTTTTCCTGGGCCGCTTCAATCTTCGCGCTCAGACGGTTGAAAGCATCCTGAACACGATGACGCTTTCCCTGCGTGATCTGGAATCGGATGGTGACATCCTCGGTTTCCGCGTCGGTTTCGAGCGTGACAAGAACAGCGTTGCAAACCTGCGCCTTGGCCGGTTCAAGCTGTATTTCAAAGCTGAGGAACCGCCTGTTCTGCGTCGGCTGGACATCGAGTCCTATACCTATGCACCGGCTCTTGATGACCTGCTTGATGATCTGCTTGCATCCGCGACGGGCTAACACAGTCCGCTGATCCTCATCACTTCAATCTATGCCGGGGCGGCCCTCAGGGCCGTCCCTGATCACGAAACGAAAGGAAGCCAAATCATGGCAACGCTCTATGTGATGGAAGGTGTCAACCTGTTCTGTGGTGACAGCCCGGATGACGGAAAACACCTTGCGATTGATGAACTCAAGCTGCCGGACCTTGAGGAAGAATATGCCGAACACAAGGCCGGTGGTGCCCGTGTCGCTATTGACGTTCCGGTCGGCTTTGCAAAGCTGGAAGCACCTTTCAAGCTGAAAGGTTGGGACCCGCAAGTCATGTCCCTGTTCGGCCTCGGCAGCAAGGTGACGCATCAGTACACCGCCTATGGTGCGCTGATTGACAAGCGCACGGGGCGCAGTGTCGAAACGAAATCCTTCATGGAGGGCCGCTTGGGCAAGGCGTCCTCTGATGCGTTTCAGCGCGGTGAATTTCAGGGTTTTGATTATGGGATCATGGGCATCATGCACTATGAACTCTTTTTCGATGGCGTCGAGAAATTCTATTGGGATTTCTACACCAACTCTTTCCGCATTGACGGGGTTGATCAGAACTCTGATCTGAACCAGATTCTTCGCGTCAGCGGATAACGCAGGGCTGATGCCCTGAACTGACATCACAGCGGCCCCGGCAATGAAGCCGGGGCCGCTTTTTTTGTATCTGCAAAGCACTGAAAAGGATGATCCTGATGAATTGGGAAACGGAAAGCTACACCCTCAAGTATCCTGTGACTGTTGGTGATGAGGAAGTCACTGTCCTCACGCTCAAGATGCCGAACGGCAAAGCGCTGCGGGCAATCGACGCGATGAACCTGGGCCAAGGTGGCGGTGAAATGGGCCTGCCTGAGACGATGGACTTGATCACGCATTTCGCGCCTGATGCGCCTGAGGGCTTTGCCGATGAACTGCACCCGGCAGACATTAAGGGGGCCGGTGAAAAGATGGCCCCTTTGTTGTCGGACCTGTTCGCCCTGGCCGAGCCGGAACCGGAGGAAGTCGAGGAACCGGAAGCGGTGACGGAACCGGCACCTCAGGGCGAGCCGGTGACAGAGGCGGCAGCAGCGGAACCGGCGACGGCAGCCGTGACGGAACCGGGACCGGCAGCAACGGTGACGGATCAGCCCCAGTAATCGCGCTGGCTCAATGGTTCACTCAGAATGAGGATGAGGTAACTGCGAATATCTCGCATTTCTTCAACATTCCTTGGCCTGATGTTGAACTCATTGAGGGGCCGCGACTGCTCAAGATGCAGACGCAGGCGCTACGCCTGATGAAACTCTACCGATTGGGATAGCGACTATGAAAACGCTCACGTCATCACTTATCGTTCGCCTCATCAATGACGTGAGCGGCCCCGCGCGGGCGGTGCAGAAAAGCCTGCTGGGCATCCGCCGCACCACTGAGAACGGCAGCCGTCTGACCTTTGGTCAAGGGCTGAACCGGGCAATCAGACAGAATGAGGCGTCACTTGATCGAGCGCGCGGCGGCATGGTTGATGCCGTCGCGGGTTTTTATGCGCTGAAAACTGCAATCGGTGCCCCTATCAATGCCGCTATTGGCTTTGAAGCTGCAATGTCAAAGGTTGGTGCTGTCTCACGCGCCTCTGACACTCAACTGAGCCTGCTGACATCTACGGCGCGCAAGCTGGGCGCTGAGACTGCATGGTCAGCCTCACAGGCGGCTCAGGGCATGGAATTCCTGTCTATGGCAGGTTTCAGCGTCAATGACGTTGTTGCGGCAATGCCGGGAATGCTTGACCTTGCCAGCGCAAGCGGCGCTGATCTTGGCCGTACCGCTGACATCGCGTCAAATATCCTGAGCGGTTTTGCTATTGAGGCCGGTGAAATGGGCCGTGTTGGTGATGTCCTCACAAACACGTTCACGTCATCGAACACGAACCTTGAAATGCTTGGCAACACTATGTCCTATGTCGCCCCTGTTGCGGCGGCTGTCGGCGCATCTATTGAGACAACTGCCGCGATGGCAGGCAAGCTGGGCGATGCCGGTATTCAAGGCTCACAGGCCGGTACAGCGCTGCGCGCGATGTTCACTCGGCTTTCTGCCCCGCCCCGGAAGGCGGCGAAAGCTATCGAAAATCTTCGTCTTGAAATGCAGGATGCAAACGGAGTTTTGCGAGATACGCCTGACATTTTATCAGAAGTAAACTCCGCTATGGGAGGTTCGGAAGAAGCAGAAAAGGTTATCAGAAGCCTCGGCGTTGAAATTAGAGACGCCAATGGTGATCTTCGTGACATGCCAACTATTTTAGCCGAAATGAATGAGGCTATGAGTGGCATAGAAGAAGCGGAAAAAGCTGTTAGCAGTCTTGGAATTCAGACAAAAGACGCAAATGGCAACCTGCGCGATGTCCCAACTATTTTAGCCGAAATGAACGCGGCGATGGAGGGCATGGGCACCGCCGCGAAAACGGAAACTCTCGCCCACGTATTTGGGATGGAGGCCGCAAGCGCCGCAACTGTTTTGCTGGGGCAAGCCGGAAGCGGCGCGCTTCAAGAATACACCAAGAGCCTGCATGAAATGGGTAGCGCCTCTCGCGTTGCCATGAAGATGAACGACAACACAGCAGGGGCTTTGAAGCGTCTCAATTCAGCAACGGAAAGCCTGTCAATCAGTGTCGGCAACGCTCTGATTCCGGGTTTCACTGCGCTTGTGGAAAAGCTGATTCCGGTTGTCGGTTGGATTGATAAATTCTCAACTGAGAATCCTGTTCTTGTTTCAAGCATCGTGCAGGTTGCAACCGCGCTGATCGGTTTCAAAGTCGCAATGGCTGGCCTCAAATTTGTTGGTCTGCTTGGCCGGGGCGGTGCCCTGTCTATGCTGTCCCTTGGCTTCAACACGGTAGGCCGCGCCTCAATCGGGGCGATTGCCGCCGCGCGCAACGCTATTGCCCTGCAAACCGCCTTGGGCGCTATGAGCGGGCAGCGGATCGGGCTGCTTGGCAAGATTGCAACCGGCATGGGCGGCATTGCCCGCGCCATTCCCGGTGTTGCCCGCGTTGAAAGGACGCTCGGCGCAATCTCACGGTTCACATGGCGGAACGCTCTGACCCCGCTGAGGTGGGCGCAGTTTATCCCGCGCATGGCATGGAGCGGCTTTACAAGCGCGCTCAGGTGGGGGGCGCTTGTGCCGCGCCTGTCTTGGGCACGGTTCCTTTCCCCGTTGCGCTGGGCATCCTTCCTGCCCCGCCTTGGCTGGGGATCAGCGGTGTCTGCTATGCGCTGGGGTGCCTACATCCCGCGCCTGCGTTGGCTGTCATTTCTCAGCCCTCTGCGCTGGCTCAGCTTTATCCCGTCAATCAGTTGGCGGAACCTTGCTGGCCGGTTGTCATGGCGGGCGCTGCTCACCCCTCTCAAATGGGGATCACGCCTCATCCCCGGAATTGGCTGGGCTGTTCTTGCCGGTGAATTGCTGTGGAACTTCCTCATCAAGCCCCTCGGCTGGGATGAGTATTTGCCCAAGATAGATTGGGGCGCAATCGTCGGCGCGTTTTCTTGGGATGGCTGGCTGCCTGAGGTGGATTGGAGCGCGTTCACCGGGGCTTTCTCTTGGCCTGCAATCCCTGAATTCTCTTGGCCTGATTTCCCGAAACTGAGCCTGCCTGATCTTGGTCTAGTTTCTTGGGCGCGGGATGCGTGGAACAGCTTTGAATGGCCCTCTTGGCCCTCAATGTTGTCTATCACTTTCCCGTCTCTTAACCTTGCCCGGTGGGCTGCCTCAGCATTTGAAGGTTTTGAATGGCCGGGGCTGCCTGCGTTTGAATGGCCGTCCTTTCCCAAGCTACAGATGCCCTCCCTGAACCTCTCAGGTTGGGCGTCCGGGGAATGGGGGGCGCTGTCCTGGCCGTCATGGCCTATCCTGCTGTCACCGTCTCTGCCTGCGCTCAAGCTGCTGGAATGGGCACAGAAAGCGTTTAGCGCCTTCCTGTGGCCGAACCTGCCCGTGTTCTCTTGGCCGGAATGGCCTGCCCTTGATCTGCCCAAGCTGTTTGGGCACGGCAAGGAAATGCTCAGTGATCTGCTGGCCGGGGCAAAGTCCGGCATTGCCTCTATGCTTGAATGGGTGCGCTCTATCCCGTCAATGATCATTGAGGCAATCGGCAGCATCAACCTCAGCGACATCATCAAATGGCCGGAACCTCCTAATTGGTGGAAGGTTCTGACCGGATCAGACAAAATCCCTGATGATTTCACTGTGCTGCCTGAGCAGCAGCAGGAAGCCGTTCAGACGCTTCAAGATGCAGATAATGATTCTGCTTTGCCTACAGCAGAGCGCTTGGCTGACCTTGATGCAAGCATAGCCGCCAGAATGGCGGCTATCACCGCTCTTGAGGCTGATCTTGCTGCAAAGCCTATGAGTGAAAACACTTTTGGCAGTGCTTTTGACAGTCGAGATAATGACCTTGAATGGGAAAAGGAAAAGCTTGCTGAATTAACAGCGGATCAAGAATACGCAACGGCGCGGGCCAATGAATTGCGCGCTGCCATTCAGGCAGCGGGTGAAACTGAGGTGAACCCTGAAATCAACCGGGAATCCATTGATACAGCCCTTGCTCACGCAAGGCAGCTTTCAGCGGAAATCCGGGGGCTTTCTGGCGGGCCGGTCAAGACTGAGGCTGCTGTGCCTCTTGACGGCAAGCGGCGCAGCGGCGGCCCTGTCCGGCGCGGTGGCCGGTATCTTGTGGGTGAGGACGGGCCTGAGGTTGTCGAATTCGGGCAAGATGGTTTCGTTCACAACGCACGGGAAACCGCTGCAATGCTTCGCGGTATCTCTGGGCAGGTGACAGGCGCTTTCAGAGGTGCCCGCCGCTCGCTGGGCGATGCCTCAGGCGGCATCACTCAGCAAGTGATGTCAGCAGGCGCAGACGGGGCCGCAACGGCCCCTGAGCGCCCTGAGGGGCTGTCAGGGGTGGCTCAGGCCGTCCGTGACGGCTTCACTGCCTTGCAGGCTGCTGCTGCCCCTGTCACCCCTCGCGCTGCCGCCCCAGCACAGGCGCAAGGGAATCGGCCCGTTCACCTCACCATTGAGCGGATTGAAATAGGGCTTGCTCAAGACATCCCCGGCCTCGTCTCTGACTTGCGCCGAGAACTTGAGCAGGCGCTTTCACAGACGATGCGCGGCGCGCATTTTGATGGGATAACCTGATGCTCTACAAGTTGGGAACTTTGACTATCAAGGTGCAGCCGTTCAACGTGGATCGTGTCATCACAAGCGGTGACACTGATTTCGTTTGGAAGCCGATTGTAGGGGCGGAATCCCCGCCTGAGTATGTCGGAGAGGGTGCCAATACTTTCACCCTTTCCGGCACCCTCTTTCCTAAGGTTTTGGGCGGCCTTGATGAACTTGCTCTGCTGCAACGGATGCGCGCTCAAGGTGAGACGCAATGGCTGCAACGCGGTGACGGAAAGCCGATGGGCTGGGTTGTCATCCTCAACGTCACGACATCTGAAACTGATCTTGCCGGTGATGGTGTCGGACAGAAAACAGCCGTCAGCATGAAGCTGAGGCGGGCAAAAGCACCAAACGCTGATGCCCTCTTTCGGATCACATCGGGGTTGCTGTAATGGCTGAAACAAGCGCTCAATTCTCTATGGAGAAAATCAAGATCACGGGTGAGGGTATGACCCTTTCCCGGTTGGTCTGGAATCGCTTTCATCAGCCCAAGCCGGGGTTGGTTGAGCGGATCATGGATGTGAACCCGCGCATAGTGGATCAGGGGGAATACCTGCCCCCTGGCCTTGAGGTGATTGTTCCTGTTGAGCAGACGCCTGATGATGAACAGGTTGTTGAAACCGTATCACTCTGGGATTGATCTGATGAGGCAACAGGCCGTTTTTGCCGTAGTAATTGACGGCACAGACATCACCGCGCGGATTGAAAAAATCTTGCAATCAATCAGCACTCAGGATCGTGCCGGGGTGAGCGCAGATCAGGCGTCGATCATCATTGATGATTCAGAGGGCAATCTGATCTTTCCGAAAGAGAACGCCCTTTGCTCAATCTCTCTTGGCTTCAAGGGCAAGGGAATCGCTCAGGTGTTTGTGGGCAAGATTGATGAGGTGCGGAGCAAAGGCGGCAGAGGTGGCCGGACCATTCACATCACAGCCAAGGGCATTGATACCGCAAGCCGGTTGAAAGAGCCTCAAAACCGCAATTTTGATGACCTCTCAATCAAAGAAATGCTTGTCGCTGCCGGTCAACCGGCAGGGATCACAGATATTCGTGTTGATGATGATCTTGCCGGGATTGTTCGTGAATATGAACACATGGACAACGAGTCATTCATCGCCTTTGGTGAGCGTCTTGCCCGTGAGATAGGGGGCACGTTCAAGATACGTGACAACATTGCTGTGATGGCCCTGATGAACAGCGGGCGCACCCCTACGGGTGCCCCTCTGCCGGTAATTGAGGCCGTCTATGCAGAGAACCTGCATGATTGGGACATCGCGCCCTATATCGGGCGGCATCGGTACGCGAAAATCATTGTGCGGTTCTATGACAAGGCCACCGCTCAATGGGATCAGGTTGAGGTTGATACCGGAATTGAAGGATCAGAGGCAGCAGCAACCGGCAGGTTTGAAGCTGAGGACAAGGCCGCCGCTGAGAACAAGGCAAATGAATTGAAGGCAATGAGCCAAAAGAAATCAGGTGCCGGAACCGTCACCCTTGAGGGTGAGGTGATGGCTGCCTCTGAGGCTGAGTGTCTTGTGATCGGTGCCCGTGGTGGCGCTGATGGTTCCTACAAAATCAATTCTGTGAAACACGTCTACAATCGCGGATCAGGTTTCATCACAACGCTAGATTTGAACTATCCTACATAGGGCGTCATGCCCGCTTGATCTGGCATCAAAAAGCCCCCCTCAGCGTTTCGGCGCTGAGGGGGGCTTTTTTTCGTTTTCAGGCTTTCGCGCTTAGAACGGTATTTCGTCATCAAGGTCAGCGCTGCCGCCACCCCCGCCCCCGCTGTATCCCCCGCCTGAGGATTGGCCGCCCCCGCTGTTGCCGGAATAGCTGCCCCCAGATGAGCCGCCCCCGCCTTCACCGTTGCTGCGCCCTCCTATGAGGGTGATTCCGCCCCCATAGGGGCGAACGACAATCTCAGTGGTGTATTTGTCGTTGCCTTGCTGGTCTTGCCATTTCCGCGTTTCCAGCTTGCCGACGATATGCACCTCTGAGCCTTTCCGCAGGTACTTCTCAGCGACGTTCGCAGCCCCCTCAGCCAGAATAGAAATGCGGTGCCATTCCGTCCGCTCTTTCATTTCCCCGCTGTTCTTGTCTTTCCATTTCTCAGATGTCGCAACGCTCAGGTTGCAAATCTTTCCGCCGTTCTGAAACGACTTCACCTCAGGATCACGGCCCAGCCGTCCGCATACGATTACCTGCTGAAATCCAGCCATGTTGATCAGTCCTTTTTGATAGTTGTGATTTCGGTTTCGCGCGGCTCATGAGCGCCTTTCAGCGCCTCGCGCAATTCTTCATGCGTCGGGGCATCAGCGGCCTCAACCACGGCCCGCTGCAGGCGAGCGGCAAAGGCCGTGACCTTGCTCAGCGTCTGTGCCGTTTTCTCTTTCGCCTTCACCTCATCAAAGAGGTTGGCTCGCAGCCCCTCAACCTCAGCCTCAAGCCCGCTGATGCGGTTTGCCGCCTCAGTCAGCTTGTCCATAGAGCGATTTGAGGCGGTGAGGGCATCATAAGATGCCCGCACCGCGCGGCGCTGATCATTCAGCTTGGCCCTCATCGGAAAATAGATCATGCCGCCAACGGCAATGACCGGGCCAGCAATCATCAAGATCATCTGGGTGGGTTCCATTTCAGTATCCTCAGATTTCGGCTCAGTTGAGCCGGGGGTTAAACAACAACTGTTGTGCGGATGGCTGCGCGTGTGATCGCGGTATAAAGCCATTGGCGCGCGTTATCTCGAAAGCTGGCACTCTCATCAAAGATCAGAGTATCATTCCATTGTGACCCCTGCGCCTTATGGCATGACAAGACATAACCATAATCAGCGGGGCTGAATTGGAGTTTGAATTTCCAGTTGAGATTATTTTCCTTTCCATCAAGCCAAGCATGATGAGTGCGAATAACCGCGTGTTCTTGGCTCATGCCAACATCAACCGGCATGGCATGAAGGCTGGTAACGTCTGCATCTGAGCGAACTATTTTTGTTACGTCCCAAAGCCCGCCATTCAAGATGCCTTTTTCTTTGTTGTTCTTGAGCGTTACAATTCGCTCACCAACAACAAAGCGGCCTTTATACCCTTTCAGGTTTCTGATGCGTCCATTGTAGAGGCGACGGGATTTATTAAGCCCGACAATTACTTGATCAGCAGCAAGCACCTGAGTTGCATCAAGATCAGCTTTGGTGATTACCTTGCTTTCACCATAGGTGCCCAATTCCAGCTTGCCGCCCTCTCTGATGATCATGCTCATCTTGATGATCGGGTTATCAGCGGCCTGCCGGTGAACCTCAGTCAGCATGACATCAGGATCATGGCGAGTGAAAAAGCCTTGCCCTTTGCCCGTTTCCTTTTCCCGCTCTGATTGGACAGGAGGAAGCTGGGCCGGGTCGCCAAGAACAAGAATCTTTGTGCCGAATGAAAGAAGATCGCGGCCCAGGTCATCCCCTACCATCGAAACCTCATCAATGATGATCAAGTCAGCGAATCGCGCTTCGCTGTCACGATCAATGATGAATTCAGGAATGGGGCTGTTGTGATCCTTGATCTTGTAAATCAGGCTGTGGATCGTGCTTGAGGGGCTGCACCCCTTGCTCTCAAGCACAAGGGCGGCTTTGCCTGTGAACGCGGCATAAACTACGTTTCCAATATCGCCTGCAAGCAACTTGGCAAGCGTCGTTTTGCCGGTTCCGGCAAATCCCGCAAGGTAAAACGTCTGAGGGCCGCCCGATGCGCGCAACCATGCGCGCACCGCTTTCACCGCTTGTTCCTGTTGCGGTGATAGTTTCATTAAGTTTTCCCTTCCTTCATGCGGGTTTTCTCAGCGTCATAGGCTTCCTGAAACGCCTTTGTCAGCGCCGGGTTTCCTTTGATACCGGCAGGAAGCGCCCCGCGCGCTCTGCCTTTCAGGGCCGCTGCTGAGCCACGGTCAGAGGCTTCGTCAAGAGCACCCTGATCAGGGCCGCCCTCATCACCGTCTGAGGCGCTGTCAGCATCATCAGGCTCACCTTTCCCCTGATCCTGCTCAGCGGCCCCCTGATCCTGCCCATCAGCGGCAGGCTCACTCTTGCCTGCATCCTCATCAGCAGCCTCATCCTCAGCCCCGACATCAGCCAGCTTGCCTTTCAGGGTTTCATCCTTGGGCTTTTCTTTGCCTTTGCCCGTCGCCTTTTCACCGCTGCCCGGTTTCCCGAAAAGCTGTTCAACCGTTGATTCCTCATTCTTGAGGCCGGTGTGCCATGCAATCAGCGTGGGCATGTGTTCAAGGGTGATTTCCTCAATGCCCTCAATCTCAAGGGCAGTGAAAATCATGTCAGGCGTCACCCCGAAAGCGCCGAGGGCGCGCATTGCGCCCTCACGGCGCTCTGTCAGCGTCTTGGCGTCACCCTTGACCGTGGCAAGGGCTGCCTCATAGGCCGCCATCCAAACGCCCTTGGGCACCCCAGCAAGAACCGCGTTGCGCTTCGCTTTTGAGCAGGCGGCATTTCCTGCAATGGTGATCATGTCATCATTGAAAAGTTTGCCGTTGCGATCACTGATCTTTTGCCGGACGCGGGCCGTAGTGGCTGCGTTGCTTTCCAGATCGTGAAAGATGCCCTCTGCCTCAAGGTATTTTTCAACCCGGTCAACATGAACGACGCGGGCACCAACACGGCAATTCCCCCACTGAGAGTGAACCAATTCTGCCATGCGGATTGACGGGCCGGTGATGCTCTTGCCGCCTCGTGGCAGAGCATAGTTGCACTCAGCAGCGGCATCCCGGCTGAGGGTTGCAAGGCTGACCATGTTGCTCACTGAGCGGGTGACGCTACGCGGGAACTTGTGAGCGGTGGCAATCTGCTGATCAATCTCAGCCTTTGCCAAGCCCTGCACCATTGATGTTGCTTCAATGGCATCAGAGCCGGTCAGAACCTCGCCGCTGTGCTGGTCAATAATCTCATTCATTTTCGGATGTCCTCTTTCAAGAGTGTTTGCGGTTCAGCGGTTCAATCAGAACTCGCTGGGGATGTCACCGCGCTTGCTGTCTGAGGCGGGGGGAATCGGCTTGCTGTCTTTCCGGGCAGCGTGAGCCTGAGCAGATTTGCTGCCCTCTTTCGCCTTGTGAACGGCTGCATCAGGCAGGTTGCCGGTATTGATCATCCATGTGAGCAACTTGCGGGCACCGTCAGTGTCAGCATCAGCGCTGTGAGCGTTTTCGAGCGTTTCCCCGATATGCGCCAAGGCTTCAACCAACTTCGGCCATTTTCCGCCGATGACTTTCTGCATCCCGCGCATCGTGCAGATGTTCGGGGTGCGGTCAAAAAGATCATCCATACCGGCGCGGCGCAATTCAGCGCGCATCACCTTAGCGTCAAACTGAGCGTTGTGAGCAACCAAGATCAGGCCGTGTTCAATCAGTGCCTCAGTATAGCACTCAAGAACCTGCCGGATCGGTACGCCCTCAGCTTCAAGCTGAGCGCGGGTAAGGGGATTCGGATTGCTGGGGCTTTCCAGATTGTCAAAATCTGCATCAGTCCAGGTGTGATCAGGCTTGATGATGAAATCATGCGCCTGAATGGGCGCACCATTCTTGTCAGCGCTGATCATGTGTACGTTTGCAAGCCGGGGCTGCCCCGCCTCATCAGCGGGACGGCTGAAATTGAAAAGGCCGGTGGTTTCGGTGTCAAGAACAAGATATTCCATTTTCATCTGTCATTTTCCTTGTGTCAGAGGTTCAGAGATTGTTGAGGCGGGCGGAATCGAACCGCCTGTTATAAGTCTTAATCCGCACCATGCGACCGCTCATAAACGGCTAGGAATCGAACCTAGTACGGCACCAAGCACCTCAGGTTTTCAACGAAACTGCGTTTTCGCCTGTTCAGTGAAAGTCACGCCGGGGATTTCTGATGAACCCTTGTGAATTTTGACATAGGCTTTCAGCGCTTTGTCAACGGCAGCCCGGTCAAGATACGGGCGCAGCTTTTCGAGCGGGATCACGTCAAAATCCGTGACCGTTGCCACCCATTGAGTGCGAGCGGTGGCAACCGTCTTGCCATCCTGACGAACCCCGCCGAGGGCGGCGTTAGAGGCTGAGGCATCAGCAATAGCTGCATCAGCAAGCCGTTCCTCTTGCTCAGCCTGCTGAATTTTGCGCTCAGAGGTTTCAGGCCGTTTGGCTTTTTCAGCATCTTGACGCAGCTTTTCTGCTGCATCCTCACGCTTTTTTGCCTCAGCCTGGGCTGCTGCCCGTTCAGCGGCAATCTTACGTGTCTGAAAATCAGAGGCAAGATTTTCAAGGGTTTCATAGATGCGCTTCGCGCGATCTTTATGACTTCCAAAAAAAGCATCAGTTTCCCTGCCCGCCTTGAGGTGAGGTGCTTTCTCTTTTTCCCGCTCTTTCTCAAGCAGCCCGAACAGGGCGCGGGCTTCCTTTGCCAGTGGTGCAATCGTCATCACCTGAGCATCTGTGTTGATCACAGGCGGTTTCTTTTCACCGGGGCGAAGATCGGCAACAGAATCCGTTGTCATCGCTGCAAGGCGCTGCAAGCGGTCAAGCAAATCCTTGTGAGTTTCCGTCATCAATTCTTCAAACGGCGGCTCATTGTGATCTTTCGGCGGTAGTTGATCATCACTCATCAGATCAGTCCTTTCAGGTTCAGAATTTCCATTTGTCAGAATCAACTGGCTTGGCGGCCTCTGGCGCTGCCGTGGGCGGCAGCACCAATTCAGCGGGCCGTGGCACCCTCAGAACGCGATACCGCGTCACCCGGCCATCAGGGGCAACCCTACGGCTTTCACGCCACGTCATGCGAAGGCCAGCGGGCAGATATGCCAATGAGGCACCGCGCATCAGGTGTTTCAATTCCGCGTCAATCTCAGCAATCTGCTGCTCAGCGCTCACGTAGGCATCACGGGCGCGGGCGCGGTCCTCAACAAGCTGATAGGCGCGGCGATTGCTCACAAGATCAACCTCATCACCGTCAGCCCCGGCAAGCCGGTCAATGATCCCCTGATCTTTTGAGAAATCAGGTTCCGGCTCATCACCGCTTTTGACAAGCGCCCAGAACTCGGCAGCCTTGCGGATCACCGCAGGCATAATGTTGTCAGCAAGCGGGATTTCAATGATGGGCATTTCAAGGCCGTGCCCGACGACAAGAGGCGCGACGGCAGCCCATTCACTGCCGGTCATGTAAGCCTCAATGATTGCCTGAATAGCAATCCACAAAGGCGGCTCAGGTTCACCCTCAGCGCACCATTTCTTGCGAAAGATAGATGACTCAACGCTCTTGATCTGAACGGTTCCGGGGCCGCGCTCAGGGCAGATGATGAGCGTGTCAGGTGTTGCGCCTATGCGGTTCACCTCATCCCGGTAGTACACGGTTTCATCATCAGTGTTGTGAATGATTTCCCAAGCCGGACACGTCCGGCGCATCAGAGCAACAGCAACAGGCTCAAGCAGCTTGCCCCTCAGGATTGCCTCATTCCCGGCTGCATCCTCAGGGGGCAGTTTACCGGCCTTGTCTGCCCAAAGTGCATAGGGCGTTGTGAACTGATGCAGTCCGAACAAGGCACCGGCCACGGATGCAGTCACGTCAGACTGACGCGCGGCCAGCCATTCACGCTCATTGCTGAACTGTAATTTCTTGATGTGCTTGGGCGGCTGATGCTGCATGTCATGTCCGGTAGGAATTTGCAGAACAGGTTTCTGCTATGCCTTGACGGATAATTCGGGACGCGGTGTGAAAGCAAGAGTTTTTTTGCAAAAAAGTTTTCTTGCCCATCTTTACAAAAAGAGAAATCTAGTATTATTGGTTATAACGGTTGGGGGTAGGGGGGGCTTTAAGCCCCCCCCTAACACAACCATTTCCTCTTACCTCTCTTTTAGTAATTGGTCTTGGTAGAATTATACCACGCGCGAAGCTGAGAAAAATCTTTCAGCGCTGCAACGCAAATTTTCCTTGCACATCACAGTCACGGCGTTCTAAGGATCAGCTATGACACAGACAACGCGCCCTTACCTTGAGACTTTTCGTGCTGACACTGAGGCGCTTTTCAAAGCGTTGATGCGTCATACCGGCATGACAAAATCTGCTATAGGCGTGATTGTTGGTGGTGCCCGTCAGTATCTTGACGGTGTGCGGGGCAATGACGGTTTTCGCGTCTCAACGCATGATCGCGCCCTTGAAAACTTTTCAGCGGTCTGGCCCCCTGATCTGCCGTGGCCTGAGGGCGTTCCTCGCCCTGATCCGGCAACAGCTATGAGCCGTGCTGAAAAGCCTATTGAACACGCTGCGGTCGAGACTGTCAGAGGCAAGGCCGCCAGCCTACGTGAAACGTCCTCTGAAACCGCAACTGCTTGATCAAACCCAAAGGGGATCACTGACATGACTGACAAGAAATCGACCGCACCCGCATCTGCCGCCAAGGATGACGGCATCGCACAGGCCGCTCTGAAAAAGCTGGTCAAGGATGTTGCCCGTGAAAAGGCAAAAGCCTCTGAGCATAACGGCAACGCCGGTCAGCACATCAAAAAGGCCATCGAAAAGCACGGCTTGGAAAAGAAAGGTCTGGCGTTTGTCCTCGGCCTTGAAAAGATGGAAGAAACGAAACGGCAGGGTGCCCTGCGCGGCGTGATTGAATACGCTCACAAGCTGGGCATGTTTGATGAGGTTGACGCCTTCGATGATATGGGCGAGCGCTTCAAGGGCATCAGTGAGGAAATCTTTGCCCGCCGTCACAATCAGGATGACGGCAACGGCAAGAAAGCTGACAACGTGGTCGGCCTTGCTGACGGCAAGAAAGCGGATGCCGCAACCGCATAGGGTGGCCTGACCCTGCGCGCTCCTGTTCTCCCAAGGAAGCCTGCGCGAATCGGCCTGAGAGGTGCAGTGATCTGACCGCGCTGCACCTCTCTAAATTACCTAAATGACATGACAGGCAGACAGATGACCTTTTCAAAAAATCAGAACGCACTGTGTCGCGGCCCCTTAGGGCAAGCGCGTGTTTTCGCATGGAGCTTCAGCAGATGATTCTCACTGTCACAACGACAATGATTTCCCGCAACACGAACGCGAATATGTGGTTCCTGTTTGAGCCGGAATATCTTTTCAATTCCTTCGGGGAATTGAATGAAATTTTCGCCAATGACGGCTCAATCGTGGGTGAGCGCATTGAAACTGAAAAGCGCGGGAATCGGACGGTTGAGGTAGGCCGGACGCCTCTGATCATCACTCAGGCAGGCGTTGTCACCTTGGCCCCTGTCTTGCCTCACCTGAATTTTGAGGCTGCCTGATGGTTCATTATCCCTGTATTGCTGCTATGGATTTTGCAACCGTGACAGGTTTCTGTGTCGGTTCGCCGGGCAAGAAACCTGTTTTCGGATCACAGCGCATGGGGCCGGTAGGTTCCCCTGATGCAGCGGTTTATGCGGCAGCGTTCAAATTCGGGGCAGACATTGCCCGTGACCACAACGTCAACCGCGTCCGGTATGAGGCGACGATTGACCCCCGGCACCTCGGCCCGAAAACAACCCGCAAAACATGCCTGCGCCTCGGCGGCATCCCTGCTGCTGCAACGGCTGCTTTCTATCTGTGCCAGGTGACTGACATTGAGGAAATCCGCGCGCAAAAAGTCAGAGATTGGCTTTTAGGTTGCCGCCCCAAAAAGGACGTGATGAAAGCTGCCGTCATGGCCGCTGTTCTTGAGCGCGGCTTTGATGTTGAGGGTGATGACAACGCGGCTGATGCCGTCGCGATCTGGCTGCATTATTGTCATCTCAGCGGCTTTGACTGAGGGTAACGCTGAACCGCCCCGGCGCAAGCGGGCGGGGTTGAAGGAAATGGCGCAAGTTGCGTTTGATGAAAGCTACAAGATCAGAAGCCGGAATATGGAACTAGGGGCAAAAGGCTTTGGTGATTATCCCCGCGCTGTTGAGATTAGGCGGGCTGATGTTTTTGAGGACATAGCCAAGTTACTTGATGCAATCGGTGAGATTTCCGGTGATGTCAAAGAACTGCTGAGAAAGAGACGTGAGCAGAAAGAAAAAGATTTTGATGCGGCTCAATAACCCGGACATGACATGACAAATCGAGGATCAGAATGGCCGCGACGGACCAATTTTCAGCAATAGCTGGCGCGGTAGCGCGTGAATTATTAGGTGATGAAAATAAATCACTTTCGACGCAGGGCAAAGAACTGCGATTCGGCACGAACGGCTCTGTTTCAGTCGATCTGCAAAAAGGCACGATTTATGATCACGGGGCTGATGAGGGGGGCGGCGTCCTCTGGTTTATTCATCAGCAGACGGGCCGCAAGGGCAAGGATGCCGTTGAGTGGCTGATTGAGCGCGGCTATGACATTGAGGATCGGGGGGCACCGCCCCCGCGAGGCTCATCAGGTGGCGGGCAGGATCAGCCCCGGATGAAACCTGTTGCTCATTGGGATTATCTTGACGCCTCAGGCAAGATGATCTTTCAGGTTGTCAGGTTTGAGGACGGCACAAAAACTGCTGAGGGCAAACCCTCAAAATCTTATAGGCAGCGCCGTCCTGATCCGGCAGAGCGTGATGGCTGGAAATGGTCAACCAAGGGGCTTGAAATGGTCCCTTACCGGCTGCCTGAACTGCTGAAAGCAATAGCTGCCGGTGAAACCGTCTATATTGTTGAGGGTGAGAAATCTGCTGACAGGCTATGGGATGAGGGCGTACCGGCCACCACGAACCCGCGCGGTGCCGGGAACTGGCAGCGGGAACTCAATGACTATTTCAAGGGTGCCAGTGTTGTTGTTATCCCTGACAATGACCCTCAGGCCGTTGTCAAGAAAACGGGTGAACTCAGGTTTCACGATGACGGCAGCCCGGTTCTGCCCGGTCAGGATCATGCACGGGCTGTTGCCGGTTATCTTGAGCGCATCACCAAGGAAACTAAGCTAATCGAACTGCCGGGGCTGCCGCTCAAGGGTGACATTGTTGATTGGCTGGAATCCGGCAAGACGGCAGATGATCTCTATGACTTGGCTGATGCGGCCTCAAAATTCGAGCGGGAACCGTTCAAGTCAAAATTCAGGGCTGTCACATGGCAGCAGATGGATGATCCGGGGCCGGAACACGAATGGCTTGTCAAAAATCTGATTACTCGCAATGAACTGGCTATGGTTGCGGGGCCGTCTAAATCCGGCAAGTCATTCCTTGTGCTTGATATGGTGCTTTCTATAGCGCGCGGCTTGCCGTGGTTCGGCAAAAAGACGCTCAGGGGCGGCGTGATCTATCAGGCAGGTGAGGGTGCGAAGGGTATCAAGAAACGCATCAGAGCCTATCGTGAGCATCACGGAATCACCACGGCCTCTGAACTGCCTTTCGTGCTGCTGCCTTCCCGCGTCGATCTTTACAGCAGTGATGATCATACTGAGGCGATGATTGATGAGATTCAGCATTGGTCAGACAGCTTTGATGTTCCCCTTGAACTTGTCGTGATTGACACGTTTTCGACGGCAACAGCCGGGGCGAATGAGAATGACGGCAAGGATGTCAGCCAAGTGCTTGAGCGTTGCGCGCGTATCTCTCAGGTGACAGGGGCCGCCGTGCTGCTTGTGCACCACATGAACGCAGACGGCGGCAAGGTTCGCGGTCATACCTCAATTCTGGCGAACCTTGAAAACGTCTTGCTTGTCCGGCAGGTGCCTGACCTGCACGATGAAAAGCGCCGTCAGCTTCGTGAGGTGACGCTTGACAAGAACAAGGATGGTGAGGCCGGTCAAACATTCCGGTTTGTCCTGAAAGGCGTTGCTATCGGTGTTGATGAGGACGGTGATGCCGTCACCTCTTGCGTTGTGCAGCAGCCTGACGGTGCCCGGACGGATGTTGAGGCGTATGAGCGCCCGAACGTCACAGACAGTGAAAGCCTGATGCTGAGGGCGATTGAGAAAGCGCTTGAGGATAGCGGCGGGCCGCCCCCCTCAGGGGCGGGCCTGCCTTCACGCATCACCTCTGTTGTTGAGTGGAAATTGGTCAGGGCTGCTTATGACAGCCTTGCCTTTGACACTGACGGCCTCTCTGATGAGACAGATGAGCAGCGATCTAAGCGCCTTGATGCCCGTGCTAAAGCCATGTCACGCGCTGGGCAAAGCCTGCTGAGAAAAGGCATCATCGGGAAAGAGAACCCCTTTGTTTGGCTGACCGGCAGGCGAGTGAAGGGGCACCGGATGACGCAGACAAGCGTTGCTGATGCTACGCAGGATGCACCCCCGGCTCATCAAGAACCGCCTGAGCGTAATGATGATTCCTATTGGGGAACTGATGACGAAAATATGAGGGATTTCTGATGTCGAGCAGTCAACAGGGCAGGGAAATCCCCGCGAATGAATGGACGCCTCAGCGTGTGGGTGAGGCTCTATCAGAGGCGCTGAAATGGTGCGCGAAAAGCGGGGGGCGTGTTGGGCCTGCCGGGTTTGGGAGCGGGATGCCTCAGATCATCATGGATGATTTTGACCGGCTTGCTGAGCAGTGGCCGCTGATCAGAGATACTGAGCCTGAGCCTATGCGCCGGTCATTCAGCGCTGCTGATGTTTCCCGCATGGAACGTGTTCTGATGTGGCAGGCTGAATATCTCTCTGACAGGCGTGATGAGTGCAAGGCGCTCAACATCTGGCTCATCTGCAAGGTCAAGCGCGGCTTGAAATACGGGGAAGCAATCAGCGCGGCAGGCATGTCACGGGCCACGGCATACCGGCAGCGTGACAAAGCGTTGTCAATCATCGGTCAGCGCCTCACGGCGGCTCAGATTGAGCGGGGGCGGCACTGATGATCTTTCGTGTGATCTTGGTCAAAGCAGCGAACGGCGGCCCCAAGCGCCGCGTTCCCGTGCATCAGAAGCGCCCCAGGGCGGCAGCAGCCGTCAGAGGTATGATGAGGAAGGGGCTGCACCCCTGCCTCATCCGTGCCCGTCTGGGGCTGTCTCAGCGCCGTTTCAGGGCTATCCGCCTTGAGATTGCATCATCACCGTTCAAGCCATGAACGCTTATCGTGATTATAGGGACATCCCTTGGCGGCGCTACGGCCTGATCATGTGTGACCCGGCTTGGCTGTTTCAGAACCGCTCTGAAAAGGGTGAGGGGAAAAACCCGGTCAGCCAATATGACTGCATGACGCTTGAGGAAATTCAGGCGATGCCGGTTTCTTTGATGGCGGCTGATGATTGCATCCTCTGGCTCTGGGCAACGAATCCTATGCTTGATGTCCAGATGCAGACGCTCAAGGGATGGGGTTTTGAATTTGTCACCTCAGGGCATTGGGCAAAATTCACGAAAAACGGAAAGCAGCATTTCGGCACCGGATACTGCCTAAGAGGTGCCGGTGAGCCGTACCTGATCGGCAAAATAGGCAAGCCCAAGTTTTCAGCAAGTGTGCGCTCTGTTGTTCTCGGCAAGGTCAGAGAGAACAGCAGGAAGCCTGAGGAAGCGTATGAGGCCGCTGAGCGCCTTGCCCCTGAGGCGGAACACCGCCTTGATATGTTCACCCGTCAGAGGCGGCCCGGTTGGGACGCCTTCGGCAATCAATATGATGAATTTGAGGAACTGACATGGGACAGTATCAACGCCATACGGCAGAAACCGCCTTACGTGATATGCTCGCAATCAACTTGACAGGTGATCTGCTGCATCAGTGTATCGGGCTGGATACGGCGGCTCTCGGCATTGCCAAGCGCCTTGAATATCACGGGCTGTGCTTTGTTGAGAATCACAGATCAGGGCCGATGGTGACGCGCTCTTGTGCCGGTTCTGAGTTTATCCGTGATCCGTCAGAAAAGCGCCTGCCTATGGTCCTGAGAAGTTAAATGCCTTATCGCTCATTTGGCCGTTTCTCTGCTGATGTTGATCTTGCGGCAGGCATTGCAACTATTGCCGGTAAAAGTTGGAAAGGTGTTTACAATTTTGAAGAATTGAAGCGCTGGGAAATCTTTTATAAACGTATGCTAAACAAACGGCCTGATGATGCTTTCTACAAACAGACGTTACGCGCGGTTTCTTGGGCAAAGGATTTGTTAGATGACGATGAATAGAGGGCTGAGACTGCCCAGCGCGATACGTGAGCGCAAGTTAAGCCCTGCTCAAGAGCAGTTTGTTCACGAACTTTACAAGGCAAAAGAAAAGATCGTGAAATATCCTGATCTTTTTGAGGCAATCTTTGATGAGGCTGAGCCTTTTGACCGGGTGAGGGTGCTGCGCCTGGGACACGCAACGAAACGCTGCATACAGGGCACCGGCTGGCACATTGAGGCGAAACCGGGCTACGGCTATCAGATGCGCTGGCTTGCCCGTGATGCGCCTGAGGATGACCCTGAGACGGTTGAACTGCTGCGTGATACCGGCGCTGACATCAGAGCGATTCGCGCTGATTTTGCCATGTTCACTGAGCAGATGCGGCAGATCATGGGTGAGATTGTCACGGTTCCCGCTCACATGCTGCTGCCTCAATCAACGTGGTCAGGTTCTCTTGATACTGAAATCTTGCTGACAAAGGGCATCACCGGGAAACTTGCGCTGATTGCGACCCGTGAGGATGTGCCGGTTGAGGCCGTCACGTCGCGTTATCGTGCCCTGAAAAGCGCGGGCTGATAGTTTCTTTGCAAATTATCTATTGCATTGCTGCAATGGATGACATTTATCTCAGGGACTACAGGAAACAGAACGGACATGACATGAGCGCACCACACGCAGTTTTCACCCCGGACATTGATGAGGCTATTGCTGAGGGGTTTGCCCGCCGCCTGACCCGGCTTGAGAATATCTTTTTCGGAAAGTATCTCAGTGATGATGCCCAGGCCGTTGACTTTCTCGGCATGATCCTTGTCAGGCATACTGATCCTGACACAGAGGGCGGGGTGAGCCGGTATAAGTATGAGGCGTTCACCCCTCAGCGCCGGTATTTTTACAGCAATGATAAAAATCTCGGCTGGTTGGAGGGCTGAACAGATGGCGAAGAACCCCGGAAAAATGACGCTGATTCAGAAAGTCACGCTTGGCCGTGTCGGCACCGTTCCGATGACCCCGGCTGAACTCAAGGCAGCCCCGTCTGATCTTGAAAAGCTGGAAGCGCGCGGCAGCGTCTCATCTGTTGATGTTGACGGAATCAAGATGTTCTATCTTGAGGATGAGGCCGCGCAATAGCGCGGGCCTCAGCCCCTTACCTATCTACCTGACAGAAAGCCTGATGATGGCAAAAATTGACCCTCAGATATTGGCGGCAAAGATCGCGGAAGCGCAACGCCTGCCCAAGAAATCCCCGACGCTTGCGCGGCTCATCAAGAGCCTGCTTGCCGGGGGTGAAAACGCCTGTTTTTCATGGAGAGAAGGAACACCACAATGAATTTTTCAGGAATGTGCATTGGCGGGCCGCTGGCCGGTCAGCTTGCTCAGGCACCCGTTGGGGGCTTTGATGTCGCTCTGATGCCTGATGCCCCGCTCATCGTGCAGGATCACATGAACATTGATAGCCGTATTGAGCGGATGTCATACATCTATGCAGAGATTCCGACGATTGACGGTGCTGTCGGGTTTTTCATTCTTGCTGATGTTCCTTTGAAAGATGCTGTTGCTCTGATGGCAAACGGCTATCGCGGTTTAACCGTTGGCAACACCGCTCTTGGTGACAACCTCGCTCTGAGCATGGCCGCGCTGATCATGGCGGCAGGTGGTGAGATTCGGGTGCCCCGTGATATGATCAATGACGGCCTGAAAGGCATGTCGATTCACAAGCATGATGATCCGTCTGACGGTGGTGCCGTTGTCTACACCGTCAAGCCTACTGAACCCGGCAAGGTAAGCTGAGGCCGTGGCCCGTATCCTCATCGCCTGTGAATTCTCTGGGGTTGTCCGGCGCGCGTTCGCGGCTCAGGGGCATGATGCGTGGTCATGTGATCTGCTGCCCGCTGAGGATATGAGCAATCATCACATCACGGGTGATGTCCGTGATGTGCTGGGCTGGGGCTGGGATTTGATGATGGTTGCTCACCCGCCCTGCACCCGGCTCTGCAACAGCGGTGTGCGCTGGCTCAAGGTGCCGCCCAAGGGCAAGACACTTGATCAGATGTGGGATGACCTCAGGGACGGTGCAGCGCTGTTCTCTGACCTCTGGAACGCTGACATTCCCCGGATTGCGATAGAAAACCCGGTGATGCACCGTCACGCGAAAGCGCTGATCACAAATTATGAGGATTTCGCCTGCTCTGTTCAGCCCTGGCAATTCGGGCACGGTGAAACAAAACGCACCTGTTTTTGGCTAAAAAACCTGCCGCCGCTTGAGCCTACGGAAATCGTGTCAGGCCGTGAGCAGCGCGTTCACCGGATGCCCCCTGGCCCTGATCGGTGGAAAGAGCGCAGTCGGACCTTTCCGGGCATAGCTGCCGCCATAGCGCAGCAATGGGGAGACGCTGCCCGTTCTGGCTGGGTGCCGGACGGTCAGCAAGGCAGCGGGCAGCTATCTCTTTTTCAATAAGGAATCAAAAATGGCAGCAAGAGCATCACGTCAGCATAGGTGGAAGCCGGGAGGCTCAGTCGCGTCTACCGGCTATGTCAAACTAAGGCTTGAAAAATCTCACCCTTTGTCTGATCCTAATGGTTACGCCTATGAGCATCTTGTGGTTTGGGTGAGTGCAGGGAACCTTAGACCCAAGACAGGCATGATCATTCATCATAAAAATGATGATAAAACTGACAACCGAATTGAAAATTTAGAGGTTATGTCAAGGGCTGATCACAATCGCTTGCACAACGCTCAGTCAAAAATCAGATGCTTGAAAACGGGCCAGTTTCAAAAAGCCTGACGGCACATGCAAAAAAACTCTTGCAACCGTTCTGGCATAAAGCTAGGACGGTTTTGCCAAAACATACCTGACATGACATCAAGGAAATACCTGACATGAAAACTTTTGAAACCGGCAAGACGTATCAGACACGCAGCCTTTGTGATTATGACTGCATCATCAGCATCACGGTTCAAAAGCGCACTGCAAAAACAATCACAACATCTGAGGGCAAGCGTTTCCGCGTGAAGCCCTGCCCGGTTCACGGTAATGAAACCGTCAAGCCTTGGGGCAGCTATTCGATGTGCCCCGTCATCAGCGCTGACAAGGTTGCAGCTTGACGCACCTTTGAGGGGCCGTGAGGCTTTCCGGTTAGGGGCGGGCCTGATGCCCGCCCCCTTCCTGAGCGCCTTTGCTCTATCAAGAGAGGATCACTGACATGATGAGAACCGGATTAGGGCGCTTGATCAGCAGCGCAACAGCAATGCTGGGGTTTGGCCTTATGGGCCAGCAGTTACGCTCTGCTGAGCCTGAGAAACTGTATCAGGATGAGGGCAGCAAGCGGGCCGCGCGCAACCGGCACAATAAAGGAAAGCGGAAAGTTTACCGCTCTGACAAAAGCCTCAGCCGTCCTGATATGATGATGGCTGATCCGGGTGAGGGTGCTTCCCGGCAGTTGCGGCGGCAGTTTGCCCGGTTGCTGAACAAGCCCGGACGTGCTGAGGGCGGCCTGCCCCCGGCAGAGCCTCTGCGCCGTCGCCGCTGATGAGCAAGCCCCCTCAGATCAGCAGCGGCTTTGCTTTGCTTGATGTCAAGAAAGGGCGTGATGCCCTGAAACGGCATTTTGACAACGGCGGGGAACCGCTTGATGTTGTCATCACGGGCCGTGTCTATGACGTTCACGGCATGGATGACGGCGTTTCCCGTGAATTCAGCGTTGAAGTGACCGGCGCTGAACTCAGGGACAAGGCAGCAGATGCCTAAGCAGATCAGCGCGGGGTGCCTGTCACCCCGCGTCAACCCCATCATCAGGGATGATGACAGATGATGAAACATACCAGAATTTTTGATCACGCCTTAGACGCTTTCGCGCTGTCTGTTGCCGGGAATGATCCGGTGAAAACTATTGAGGCGTTCACGGCAAGCCTGAGAGGGCAGCAGGCCGCCCTGCATGATAGCACCGATGATTTCAAGATAGCGCTGAGGGCAGCAGCCCCGGCGCTTATCCGTGTGATGCTCTGGGGGCGGCGTTGCCGTCTCTGGCGCTGGCCTATGGGTCAGATTGGTCAGCCGATTGAGGAAGTCAGGACGCGGGCCGGTGTCTCTGTTGTTCACTACCTTTTCGGACGGCGTTCTTTCCGCAACGCGAAAACAGAGATACGTCAGAACGTCGCGCTGACACGCAAGCGCCTTGCTCGCAGGGCAGCCGCTCAGCGGCGTGAGCGTATCATGCTGCGCCGGTTCCTGATGAGCGGCCTAGATGCCCGCCTGCCCAAGCCTGAGGGCTTCAACGCGGCACGGGACCGCCTGCACCTGCTTGAGTGTGAGCATGGCTGATGCGCCCAACTATGCGGCTGAGGCCGCCATCAAGTGCGGTGATCCTGTCTTTCAGCACTTCCTGAGTGATTGCACGGGCCGTGACGTATGCGGCAAGGATGAGGCAGCAGAGGCGCTGCGTGAGGTTGCGGGTGTTGACAGCCGGAAAGCCTTCAACGCCTCTCAGGAGGGTGCTGAGCGCTGGCTGAGGGCAAGGCGGCTCTTTCAGAGGTGGCAGACAGGCGCAAGCAAGAGCGCTCGCGGCCCCTCTCAGATGGGCCGCATTGCCTTTGATCGCGGAACTGCCCGTTCCGGCAATCCCTTTGAAAAGCCCCCGGAATGGTAAGATGATGAAAGTGATTGGGAATTGTGGGATTTCGGATGGGAACGCGCGCTGAAAGCCAGCGTTGAATAATTGAAAAAGGTGATTAGCAGATGACAGTTTTTGTTGATGATATGTGTGACAGCCCGATGGGCCGTTTCCGTCGAATGAAAATGTCACACATGATCGCTGACAGCACAGATGAACTGCTTGAAATGGCGGATCAGATAGGCGTTGCCCGGAAATGGATTCAGAAAGCGGGCACCCCGCATGAGCATTTTGACATCGCCAAGGGCAAGCGGGCACAGGCCATAAAGGCCGGTGCCGTTCCTATCACTATGCGGGGACTTGGGCGCAAGCTGCGTGAGCGCAGCGGGCGCAACATAGGGCATCCGTCTTATCAGCTTGATGGAGGAAAATCAGATGAAAAATGATACTGTCATGGAGCCTGTTGCAGATGCCCCGGTGATCCGGCTGCAATGCACCCCTGAGCGGCTTGATGCCGCTGTGCAGGCGGCGCAGTACGGAATGAATGAAATGCCTCACAAGGATGCAATCGTGAAGCGCGTCGGGCAGTGTTTTCATGTCAAAAAAACAAAGTCAGGAATCTCTGTTCGTCAGCTTGATTATCCTGCTGAGGCAGATCAGCAATGAGCAAGATATTCAAGGCTGAAACCGCCTTGTGCCGCTCATTCATTGACTGGCTGCCTGAGGAATGGACGGCATACCCTGAAACTCAGAATTATGACATCTTGCTTATTGGTCCTCAGGGCTATCAGATAGGCGTTGAGGCAAAGCTGCGCCTCAATGCAGAGGTGATTGAGCAGGCCGTCAGAGACAGGCGCTCACGCTCTGATACCGGGCCGGATTTCAGGGCGGTACTTGTGCCCTCTGATGTGAATCACAAGCTGAAAAGCCTATGCCGTCACCTCGGCGTTACCGTGCTGAGGCAGGCCGCATCTTACTGCCATGACAACCTGCCAAAGCTAAGCACTTGGAATTGCCGTAGCTGGTATTTCAGTGATGAATGGGTTGATGAGTGCCCGACATCCCGCCTGATCCTGCCTGAGTATATCCCGCGCGTTGAGGCCGGGGCATCATCCCCGAAAGTCTTGTCATCCTGGGCTATCCGCTCGATGAAACTGATGATCATTCTTGAGAAACGGGGATACGTCACCCGCGCTGATTTCAAGGCACTCATCCTGTCACCCTCAGCATGGGCAACCTCAGCGGGCTACCTCTCTAAAGGTGATGTCAGAGGCCGCTGGATCGCCTCTGAGTACATGCCTGACCTCAAGGCAAAGCATCCCGAAACATACGCTGAGATACTGGCTGATGAGGGATGGCAGGCGGCCTTTGATCTTGTGACTGATCAGAATCAAACATAACTGCTGTAAATTATCTGTTGCAAATGATGTGAAGCCGATTTAGGACGGTTTCACAAACTAAATACCTGACCGGACATGACATGACAAAGATTGAACCCCGCGCTGCTGCGCCTTATCACACATACCGCTATTTCCCCGGCAAAGGTGCCTCACCTATCGCTATCGGTGCGATGAGTGACAATGAGGCTCTTGCTGAGGCAAAGCGCAGCCTTTCTGATGGCACTGATCCTATCAAAGCAAACTTGCAGGTTCTCAGCGGGCTGTCATGGATTGACGCTTTCCCCGGTGACGCAACCCCTCACCCCAAGACAGGTGAGGGGGCATGATGATGACCGCTGAAAAGCCCCTCAAGCTGTCTGGCAATCTTGCCCGGTTTGATGCTCAGCATCCCGGCATCATCCCTGCCCTTGTCAAGCTGGCTGCATGGAATGATTTTGCAAAGTCTGTTGGTGGTCAGATCAGGAAATACGGCAGGATCAGTGAAAAGCAGATGACCGCTGTGAAAGCCCTGATTGCCAAGACAGAGGCCCGTGAGGCCGCTGATGCCGTTGGTGATCTTGACCCCCTGCATGATTTGTTTGACGTGGCCCGCGCATCTGGGATCAAGCGGCCCCGGCTCAAGATAGATGGGTTTGTTCTGAAACCCCCAGGGCAGCGCAGCAGAAACCCTGATGCCGTCTATATCTATGAACGGGAACGGTATTGCGGCAAGGTTGATTCAGGCCGGTTCACCCCAGCGCGTGAGGGCATCATCACTGATCCGCGCCCCATGCTGAAACGCCTTGCCGCTGATCCGCTGAATACTGCCGTAGCACATGGCCGTCGAACCGGGGAATGTGCTTGCTGTGGCCGGGAACTGACGTGTTCAAAAAGCATTGCGCGCGGGGTTGGTCCTGTATGCGCTGAACGATGGGGATTGTGAGAATGAACCGGAAAATAGTTATTTCAAAGTGTGAGGGTTGCCCTTTCAAGGATCATCGCGGGGGCTTTGGAAACCCTGCCTATGTTCCTTATTGCAGCAAGGATAGCAGCCGTGATCTGCCGCATACATTGAGCGGGCATCGAAACGGGCGCGTGACAGCCAGCTTGACGGATGGCCCGCCCCCAGATTGGTGCCCGTTGCTGAAAGATGAGGTGTTTGCATCACCCTCACCCTCAGCCTCAGTTGAACTGAGGCAGCAGCAACACGCTGCTTTGATGAAAGATGGCTGTGAAAAACGTGAGGGCCGCGCCCTCAGGCAGATACTCAGCATCATGCTCAACCTAGATCAAGATGAACTGGTTACAGGCGGCGTTCTTGATGTCGATGATCAGGCGGGCTGGGAACGGTTCAGGGACGGGCCGCACCGGGCGGCCCTGTCCCTTCCTGATGACCGGATCACGCATCTTGCGCTGATGGTTGGTGAAAGGACGGCAAAACACAGAGCATAAAAACCCCTGATTATATCATCCCCGGCAGATCGCCGGGTTATCACGAAGGAAAAAGCAAGATGTCAACAGATCAAGAAAAACCCATGATGGAAGCCGTTACAGCAACGCTGAGCGTCACCTATACAGCCCCGGCTGAATGGTCCCTTGAGCGGCAGCGTGGGGCCGTTGAGGAAGCCGTCAGGCACGTCTATTTTGATGATGACCGTTCCGGCCTTGAGGCAGGCGGCGTTGAGGTGCTGTCAGTGCGCTCTGAGGCTGATGTTTATTCAGGAATCACACACGCCTCTGATGCGTTCCCGTATGCAAACAAGCGGATTGTGCTGATCCGCCCTCAGCAGATCGGCAAGACGTTTGATCTGGGCAAGGCTGTTGCCGAGAAAATTCAGGAAATCAAAAGCGGCTTAGGTGAAGCCTATGTTTCACAAGCAGTTGAAAATGATCCTTTCAATTTTGTTGGTGCCGAATACAGCAGCGCGCGGGGCAACTGGCCGGTGCCCAAGCCCAAGGGCAAGAAAGCGCTCAGGGCAGCCCTTGCGGATGCACAGGCTCACGTCAACACCCTGCAAGCTGAACTGACTGAGGTGCAGGAAATCGGTGAGGGCTACATGAACACGGCCTGCCTGTCCTCTCAGCGGATCGGTGATCTTGAGGCAGATGTCAGCGCCGCTATTGCGGCCCGTGTTGCTGATAACAAGCGCTCACATGAAAGCGCGGAAAAACTGAAAGCTGAGATACAGCGGCTCAGGCGGCTTGTGCGGGTTGCCTATGAGGAAGGGGTGAGCAATCACGCTCTTTCCCTTCATGTCGGCGGCAAAATTCAGCCGAATTATGAATCCTCTGATTCTCACGTCTGGCTGAACAACGCAGACGCCTTTCAGCGTGAAATGGCTGATGCAGATGCCGCTGCTGCCCGTGGCAAGCCTATGAGCGCGGGCTGAGGCAAGGGGCACCCCTCAGGGGGTGCCCTGTGCCCGTCAGGAGGTGAGGGGATGTCTGAACTGCACAAGATCAAGCTGCGGTATGGCCGCAAGGTCTATCACGTCAGAGGCATAGTTGATGATCAGGTCATCTGCCGTTTTTGGCGGCAAACAAAACAGCGCTGGGAATATACTGCTTATTGCCCTGTTCAAATGAGCGTCTTTTTCCCTGATTGGGAAAAGCATGAAGCGCTCAAGAAAGGATTGTCACATGAATGATCTGCCTGACCGCGCCCTGAGCATCCGTCAGCCTTGGGCCTGGGCAATCCTCAGGGCAGGCAAGCGCATTGAGAACAGGCCGAGGCGCTTCAACTATCGCGGCCTGATCTGCCTTCACGCCTCATCCTACATGAACGGGGATGCCTACTCTGAGGCAGAGGCTTTCATCATGGATCAATCCCCGCCGTCATGGCCCCCAGCCATGCTGTCAGCATCAAACATCCGAGGCGGCATCATCGGCACCGCTGAGATTGTGGATTGCATAAGCACCTCTGACGATCCTTGGTTTTTCGGCCCGTTCGGCCTTGTGCTTGAGAATGTGCAGCCCGTGCCGTTCATCCCGGTCAAGGGGATGCTTGGCCTGTTCAAATGGAAAGAGAGGATTATCAGATGAGCGCTATTATCAAAAAACTCCTGATGCTAATTGGCCGCGTCAATGGCTCAATTAGCCGGTTCATGTCAGCATCTTTGACGGTAAAGATTGCTGACTATTCTCATTCAATTCTGTCTTTCATTTTCCTTGCAGCTATAGTTTTTAGCTGGGATGGGATTTCTCTTTTTCTGCTGTACTTACTTTATCTGTGCATGTTGATCATCGCTCGTGACTACAAGCGTGAAATGATTGATGAGCGCAAGAAATCCGCTCAGCATAAACAGAACGCTGATGCCTCACGCATGGCGACTTTCGCCGCAATGTGTGCCGGTGCCCTTCCTGATGGTGAGCGTGAGGAATCCTTGCGGATGCTGGCTGAGCAGTTGGGTTTCAGTGAGGATTGGCAGAATGAGATGATTATCATTGCTGAGTTTGAGGCCCGTGAGTTTCAGAAAGGGAAAGAGAAAAATGCCTGACATAGAATGGCCCCGCGAAATATGGATGGCTGAGCGTGAGGAACATGATCAGGGCGTTGTCAACGCTGTTCTATCTGAGGGCGCGACTATAGCCCGCTATGCCGGTGATCTTGACCGGGATAGAGAGTTTCACCGCTACGTTGACAGTGATGTCTATGACAGCGCCGAGAAATACTATCGGCATCAGATGGCCGCGCTGAAACAGGAAGGGGCCGCCGCTCTGCACATGCTGCGTGAGATTGCGGCCCTGCAAGATCAGATGCGTGATGACCGGGCGCGCGTCGTGCTTCCTGAGCCTGAGCGCCTGTATGCCCTGGCCCAGCGCCTTGAGGCAGCTATAGAGGGGAAAGCCTGATGACCTGTGAAGCCTGCAACGGTAGCGGCCTGATAGGTGAGCGCATGACAAACAGGGTGCCCTGTGCAGAGTGCAAGTCACCGCCCCTGCTCAACGTCATTGACGGCACCCCCGGCCAATTCCTGAAAGCATGGATCAGCGCCGCATCAAGTCACCGGCTTGCCGAGTTTGAAGGAACCGGAACGGCAGGGGCTTTCATCCGGCAAGAACTTGCGGAGCGTGCAAAGGCGCTGGGATGGACGGATGAACTTGAAGAAATCTGTTCCGGGTTTTGCGCTCAATCAGGTGATCCGCCGTGCTGGCGTCTGCATGAAATGACATCAGATTGCCGTGATATAAACCCGCCCTGTGCGGATTGCCTTGAGGGGGCTTTCTGATGACCTATGCAGAGGATCAGCAAACATTCACCGGCCTTGTGATCGGTGGGCCGCGTGACGGGGAAACCGTCACAATGCAAACGCCCCGGTTCACAGCACACGGCCCGCTGACGATGCGCCGGATGTCGGGTAGTGACAGGGCTGCTGATTGCGCTGATGACCCGCCAACAGAGTATCATCTTATCATGGGGTTGCGCGGTGAAACCGTGATTGATTTCTGGGTGCCCCGTGGCCGGGATGCAGCATGGGCGTTCAGCCAGTTGTTCAGCGGATATGAGCAGCGTACCGCAATGAAACGCAGGTGCCGCCATGATGGCCGGTGCTTTCAGGGGTTGTGATGAACGCGGCTTGAAAAGATGCAGATTTCTTAAAAAGAAATGGAGAGCTACAAAATGACTTCAAAAGAAGTAAAGACTTTTTGCGTTCTTGATGTGGCCGCTATCTATAGCGGCGTTCTTTTAAAAGAACATGGGATGTCATCAATGCAAAGCGCCATGGGAGAAATGGCGGGCCGTTTAGTCTGGACACATTCTTTGCCTGATGTCGCGCGCAAGTTGCGGCCTTTTATTAAAGAGCAGTTTCCTGAAATAGAAAGCATTTCTTTTTCTAATGTTGATGAGAGCAATGTTGATGAGTTTGTTGCAATGTTGCTTTTTCAGCTTGGTGAAAATGTAGATTTGAGCATCCCGATGTTGCCAGATGAACGCGGCTGAAAAACAGGCTGAGATAGATCAGGGCAAGCGCATCAGGTGCCTTGCCCCGTTCTGCCGCCGCACCTGTCGGCTTGAGCCTGCTGAGGCTGAGGCACAGACGGCAGGCCGTGTCATCTATGAGTGGCTATGTGGCAAGCACTACAGAGGCGCTGATAAGGCGCTCAGGGATGAATATGCAGCGCTGAGACGGCAGCTTAAACGTGACGGATTTAACCCCAACAGTGACCGCTCATATATTGCAAAATGGAGACTGATCAAAGATCAGGCGCTATCAAAATTTCAGGAGTGAGAAAGATGAAAAAGGATTCTGCTTTGATTGAGGAAGCAAGTGCCCGCTCAGTGAAAAATCCCAGCGCTGACGGGCATGTCAGGCGGTTTGAGCGCAATTCAGTTGCCTGCCCTCATTGTGGTCGTGTTTGGCGGTCAACGCCAAAAAACGGGGCAAGCTGTTTCGGTTTCATTTTTACCGCTGCTGGCCGTCATGCCTATGTTTGCTCTATCGCAACGCCTGAGGAACGAAGGGCAATAGCCCGAAAGGATGAGCGCCGCTGGCGGAATAGGCCGCCTGAAAATCACATCAGCAACAACCATGATCATCCCGGTTATGGTGGTGAAACAATATGGCCGAAAGAGAACAGCAATGACCGCTGAAAAAGACAATCTTACTTTTGAGGATTTTTGGGGCGGCACAGCCCGTTGCGTTGTTCCTGAGGGCTGGTATCATCTTGTGCCCTATCAGTCTGGCGAGGGATGCAGCGTTAAATTCTCTGATGATGTGAATCGGCTTTGGTCTAAAAGTTGCGCCTCAATAGCTGAGGCTGAGGCCGCCTGTGCTGAGCATTATCTGACGGTCAAGAAAGATGCCTGATCACGGCAAGCTGAGCAGAGTTATTCGCGGTTCTGTCCGTGACACAATAAACGCTCATCCTGAATACCTGACTGAGCAGGGAAAGGCCGCGATTGCAGGCAGCCTTGAGAAACGCCTGATCGGTCAAATAGCTTCCCTCTTAGAAAGGGAAGGGGCGGCAACACCGCCTGAATGATTGGTGAGTTTCCCCCATCCGGGTGCTACGGCTCGGCTCTGAACATGCTCACTGATCTGACCCCGCCCCTACTGGTAACGTCTGCTGTTAAGACGAGGGGGCGGGGCATCACCTCAACAAAAGGAAAAGACATGAAACTTGATGAAATCAAAGCCGGTGACAGCATCATTCTTGACGGCGGTTTTGACTGTGCTGCTGCTGGTGCAGTCACGGTTCAGCGAGATGACAAGGGGCTGTATTTCCCATGCCGTCAGGGGCAGCATTATCTTGACGGTCAAGAGGACGGCCCTGAGGGCGTTCTTGTCGGTATTCATGCCCCCGGCTCTGAGTTTGCCCAGGCGCAAGCCAACTTGATTGAGGCCGTGAAGCGTGATCATAAGCAGAAGGCAGTGAAGGGATGACAGAAAAGCGATTCCCCGTCCTTGGGGATAAGATCATCAAAAGCGTTCCCTGGGATTTGCTTGAACCGCACCGGGCGCAGGCCATCACAAATCACGGTCAAACTCTTGAGCAGCTTGCAGTGAGGGGCGGCCTTGATCTGGCGGAAATCATCACAGTCATTTCAGATCGGAAATGGCATGATGTTTTTGAAACGCGCTGAGCAGCAGCAATCCTGACAAAGAAAAAGGCCGCCCCTCAAGGGCGGCCTTTCCTCATCAGGGCTTTCCCCTGATCTGTTGCACAGCAACCTCCTGTGAAGCGTTCAACCGGCATCAGGCCGGAACCGTATAGGTTTTTAAAGCCCGCTCAGGCTACGCGCTGCCGGTGGCTGCCGTCAAGCAGATCACCAAAGGAAACCGCACCAACACGACCACTGATGACCGTTCAGATAGCTGTGCAGGTGAATGTGCTGGGCGTGAGCCGGGTGAGTGATGATCAGGGTTGCTGCTGCGATAATGGCACCGGCCACAAGGCAGAAGATGTTGCGGATCATAGGTCATTCCTTTTTCATTGTCTGAGCATCATCAGGAATGAATGAACATGATAAATGGACCGTAAACGGCTGAAAGATCAGTTATGATTTTTGCAGGAAAACCCCTCATTACTTGCGGTCGATATGCCCTCACAACAGGCCGCGAATCACTTCCTCAGCACCTCTGAGGCTTGCCCGACATCAGATCATGTCCGGTTGAGGCATAAAACCGGACATAGCCGGACATTCAACCCGACAAACCCGGACATAGCCGGACATTTCAGGGTTTCTGACCCCAAAACACCCTCAAAACCTGTCAACCCCCTATCTGAAACCGGCACCAGAATCTTTCGGGAGTCGAACACCTATCTAAGTCCCTGATTTATAAAGGCAGAAATACGGGTGACGGCCCCTGAGGGGTGCCGACCCCCTGCACATTAGGGCTTGAAATGAGACAAAATCCGGTGTTCATCGCGAAAAGACGGTTCAGCCCTTGTGTAATCTAAACAGGTTGAGCGCAGGGAACGAACGGGGGGGCGTAAGCCCCCAGGAGTGAGTGACCGGAGCGCATTGATATACTCTATATCCCGTCCTCACAAAAAATACCTTCCATAGAGTAGGGCATCGCAAGATGAGAATTTCACTCACTCAAAATGATGATGATCTGAAACGGTATGCAAACCAGATCGGTGCAATCGGTCAGAAGAAAGCACACGTCGCCTTTGCTCGCGCTATTAACCGCGTAACCACAACAGTACGCGGAAAGGTTGCCCGTGCGGTTGCAAGGCAGTCATCAATTCCTGTCTCGCTCGTCAGGAAACAAATGGTACGGAAAACGGTACGGCCTGGGGGCGGTGGTGTCCTTGAGGGTGCTGTTGTCGGAACCGGGGGGGCAATACCTCTCAGGGTGTTCAGGCCCAAGCAATTCACATGGGGTGTTCGCGTCAAGCTGTGGGGAAAGCAGCAGCGTTACTCAGGCATGTTCATCTATGCCGGACGCTACAACAGCGGGAAAGAGGTTGCGACGGGCCAAGTGTTTCAGCGCACAACAACCGCATCACTCCCCATTGAACGGCAATTCGGTCCTGCTGTTCCCGCTGAAATGATCCGCACCGAGGCCCGGAAAGAGTTTGAGCGCACCGTTGCAGACATGCTGCCCAAGAGAATTCAACACGAATTGAGCAGGATGCTGCCTGATTGAGCCAGCGCCTCACACGCGGCTCTGTAAGCGCCGTGGAGCGTCGGTAGGCTGAGAGGGGGCATCGGGAGGGCCGAGGGAGCGACCCCCTCTACCACCCCCCTTTAGGGACCGTACCGGGCAGCCAAGTCTCGCGGGGACAGACGCCCCCGGAAGTTTTGCGTTTTTTGTTTTTCTCAATCTGCTGTTTACTTGCACCGGAACCGCCCCCTCAGGGGCGAGTGCAGGGGCGTGACAGCGGGCCATGATGTCAGGATAGCCCGTGCCCAAAGCGCCCTCAGCAGATGTCTCTGTGACCCTTGTGAGCGTTGATGATCTGATGCCGTTCGCGGGCAATGCCCGGACGCATGATGATAAGCAGGTTGCTCAGATTGTTGACAGCATCCGGCAATTCGGTTTCACGAACCCGATAGTTGCTGACATGGATGACGGCGGTGTGATCGCGGCAGGGCATGGCCGTCTGATGGCGGTCAAGCTGATGCTTGCCGCGAAAGAAAAGATCAAGCTGCCGAACGGGAAGCCGCTGCCAGTTGGCATGTTGCCGGTGATGAACTGCTCAGGATGGTCAGAGGATCAGCGCCGCGCGTACACGCTGGCTGATAACAAGATCGCTGAGAATTCCGGTTGGGATGATGAACTGCTCAAGGCGGAACTTGTGTTTCTGCATGATGAGGATTTCACGCCGGGGCTGATGGGCTTTTCTGATGATGAGTTTGACAAGCTGACCCTTGATCCGTCTGCCTTCAAACCGGGCAAGAAATCAGATCAGGGGAAACTGGACACGCTCACCCCTCAGCCTGTGACGTGCCCCGGCTGTGGTGAGCATTTCGACGCGAGGCAGCATGTCAAAAAGTGATCTGCTCATTGATTGGGCTACGCATGATGCAGCGCGCTACGCCTGTGAGAAGTGGCACTACAGCGGATGTATGCCAGCGGGCAAGCTGGTGAAAGTCGGGGTGTGGGAGCAAGGCCGATTCATCGGGGTTGTCCTGTTCGGGCGCGGGGCAAACAACAATATGTCAAGCGCCTATGACCTCACTCAGAATGAGGCGTG